CAAGACCAAACTTGCCGATAGCCTTGCCAGCCACTTCTTTTGCAGGGGAAGTAGCCTCCAGCTTGGCAAGCTCAACCTCTGCTTCCAGTTTTACTTTTTGCAGTTCAGCGTCCATGATTCACCTCAAGCGGCTTCTTGTGCTACCCAGCTAGTCGTTGCTTCATCCCATGTGTACATCTGGCCGTCCGTCGGCATGTCTACCGGCGCTTTCCACTGGCAGGTTTGCTCATCTAACATCCAAGATGGGAACGGCTTAGGCGGGATAAACGCATCACGCTGCTCGTCAAAGGTGTAGCCCTGACCGGCGTAGTTCTTGCGCTTGTTGCCGTTGTAGCTTGTCTGCACCCAGCGGCCACCCAGCAGGCGCTCACAGAACGCTGCCCCGATGTGTTCCTTCTCGATGCCGTTAGCGTCGGCTGTGTCTCTGTTGTCGACCACGATAACGCGCAGTACCTCGTTATTGGGGCCAAGCTCCGCGAAATGTGCCATCAGTCTTCTCCTAATTCCAGTCCAGTTAAGCTCTCATCGACACCGATGTGCCCCTTGAGAAAGGTGTTAAACGAAATGCTGATCCGAGTATCAAAGCCGACCTTCGTCTCAACCATGTGCTCAAGATGCGACGGAAACAGAATCAAGTCACCTGACCCGACCTCGAACCACCAGCTCTCCGAGTTCCAGTGATTCCAGTTCTCAGGATGAATTTTGATACGCTCGTAGCCGCTCTTGTAAAAGTAAATCTTGTCCACCGCCCGATCCGCCTGCGGGTAAAACACACCGCTGATAAAACTGTTCGGATGCGCGTGCTTGTGGTGATACTGACCCGGCTCGGTATAGTTTGCCCAGGACTGCGTGACGTACAGCGCAACATCACCTTTGGGGTCATGAATCGTCTTGAAGTATTCCAGCATCGCGTCTTCGATGAAGTCACGAACGTCTGTCATCTCTTTGTTCTTCAGGATCTTTCGGTCGGCACTGGTCGTGTTGCCCTGATTGGCATAACGCTCTTGGCCGAGCAGGAAGTCCAACTCGGTCTTAATCAGGTCACGCCCGAGGCGGAAGAACCCAACTGGCAGCGGGAATAGGTTATGGACGTTCATCCGTTCACCGCCTTGTCGTACTCGCGCTGCTGGCCGGTAATCTGTGCAATTTGCTCTTCAGTCCAGATCGTGTTGATGCTGTCCTCGAAAGCCTTGATCTTCTCCATCGTGGCGTGGACTTCTTCCATCGTCGGGCAGGGACGTGGGTCTTCCCATACGGAGAAGAAGTTATTCGTGATCTCCCATCGTGCGCCTGGACGCAGCAAGTGCATAGCTGTGTCGATGCCGTACATCATGTAAATTTTGTTGTCCATAAATGTTATGAGTTTGTTTTTAAGATAACGATACCTGAACCGCCAAATCCAAAAACAGCCGGATCATTAGCGGCACCACCACCACCTCCTCCTCTATTGGTCACGCCGTTGCTACCAGCAGTACCACCGTTACCGCCACCGCCAGTTCCGCCAATAGTAGCTGGCGCGGCGGCATCCACCCTTGAGGCACCACCACCACCACCAGCATAAGTTACGGAAGAACCAGAAATTGTTGATGCTGTGCCATTGCCGCCATTCCCGCCTTGCTGACCACTGACGGCACTTTGACCTGCTACACTAGCTCCGCCACCGCCACCTCCAGCTCCATTAAAAGAACTGCCACCACCGCCTCCCCCACCGTTATTACCTTGTGATGGAGATGTGTTTGGCGTGTTTCCTGCACCGCCAGTGCCGTTTGGTGCGCCAGTGTTGTTATCGGTTCCGCATCCCCCTCCACCACTACCACCACTATTGCCGTTCCGACCTGGAGATGAAGGGTCATAATTTGTTACCGAACCCCCATATCCACCACCGTTGGCTGTGATTGTTGAAAAACTAGAATTTGATCCGTTTGTATTAGCAACGCCGCCTGCACCAACAGTAATTGTGTAATTTACTCCGGAAGTAACAGAAAACGCAGTTCCAGTTCTAAATCCACCAGCGCCACCCCCGCCGCCAAATGCTTTTCCACCGCCGCCACCCCCGGCTACCACCAGATAATCAACACTGGTTACGCCCGGCGGACATGTCCACGAGCCGGATGCAGGGAATGTCAGTATGGCTGTTTGTGGTGCTAGGTATCTGATGATGACAATACCGCTGCCGCCGGTGCCTGCTGCGCCAAAAGTTGAAGGTGCAGTAGCACCACCACCTCCGCCACCACCACCTGTATTGGTGGCGCCATTGCTTCCAGCAACACTGCCTGAGTTAGAAGCGTTTCCACCCCCACCTGTGCCGCCGATGCCTGCTGTTCTGCCACCAGCAACACCACCGCCACCGCCACCAGCGTAAGTAGTGCTGCTGCCGCTAATGCTTGACGCAGTTCCATTACCGCCATTGCCACCAGCGCCACTTGTTACTCCATTTCCTCCGGTTGCACTTGCGCCACCGCCACCGCCACCACTTGAGCTAAATCCACCGCCAGATCCGTTTCCGCCGTTGTTTCCTTGTGATGGAGATGTGCTTGGTGTATTCCCAGCAGCACCAGTTCCAGCAGGATCACCTTGACCGCCACCTCCAGAGCCACCTGTTTGCGCTGGAGATGGAGTACTGTAACCGCCACCACCACCGCCCGTAGAAGTGATAGCCGAAAAAACAGAATCGCCACCGTTAAGTCCTCTAGCAGCAGCTTGTGCAGCACCGCCAGCACCAACAGTAATTGTGTATGTGGTTCCAGGTATAACAGCTAAACCAGTGCCAGTACGGAATCCACCTGCACCTCCACCACCACCAAGACCGCCACCCTGTCCACCAGCACCACCGCCTGCCACCACTAGGTAGTCCACCTGCGACACGCCGTCAGGACATGTCCAACTACCGCTGGCCGTGAAAGTCAGCACCACCGTGTTTTGATTCTGGCTGCCCGGCCACACGCCTGCTTTTATCGCCTGCAATGCCTGCTGTAGCGTCCAGATGCCCGACGCCTGCGTGGTAGACGGGCGCACCAGATTCTTCGTGATGATATTGCCGGGATAGTTACCGCTCATGTCTCACCTTATTGATTGCATCTAATGATGACGATACCGGAGCCGCCTGTGCCGCCAACTACAGGGCTTGAGTTACTTCCACCTCCACCGCCGCCACCAGTATTAGCTACACCGGGAGCGCCGGTGCTTCCAGATATCCCGCCATCGCCGCCACCACCAGATCCACCTACACCTCTAGCCGCACCTTGTAGAGTTGCGCCTGCACCGCCGCCGCCTGCATAAAACGTTGACAAACCAGAAATGGTAGATGCTGTTCCGTTTCCACCTTTGCCACCTTGAGAGCCAGAGCCGTCACTGCCAGTTTCTGTCGCGCCTCCACCACCACCTGCTGGGAAAGGAGAAGCACTGTTTACTGAATTTCCACCTTTCGTACCTTCAGATGGACTGTATCCGCCTGCATTTCCAGAACCGCCAACATAATTACTAGGAGCATTCGTTGAAGATGCACCTCCACCCGATCCGCCGGGGGTTCCACTTGCGTTGTTATTTGCTCTACCGCCACCAGTAGAGCTAATAGTAGAAAATGTACTGTTTACACCGTTAGAACCACTAACGCCACCCGCGCCGCCAGCACCTACCGTAATCGTATATTCTGTTCCAGCCGTAATAGATAGAGCAGTACCCGTTCTAAAACCACCAGCACCACCAGCACCGCCACCGTTGGCATCACCAGCTCCGCCACCGCCACCAGCCACAACTAAATAATCTATCGAGCGAACACCGACCGGCGCTACCCACCGCTGCGTGGAGTTAAATATAAACAGGCTTTGATTTGGGGCTATGTAGCGGATGATGACAATTCCAGAACCGCCAGTGCCGCCTACGCCGCCAGCAGTTGAATCACTTCCACCACCACCACCACCGCCACCGCCGGTATTTACCAAACCATTTGATCCTGCACTGTTTGTGCCCGCCCCAGCGTTGCCACCGCCTCCTAATCCTCCAACACCTCCGGTGCCCGCAGGGCTTGGCGCATATATAGCACCACCACCGCCACCAGCATAATTTACCGATACGCCAGATAAAGTAGAGGCTGATCCATTTCCACCATTACCGCCTAAAGTGCCGTTGCCATTTGCGCCAAGAGCACTTGCACCACCACCGCCACCCGCAGCGTAAGGAACTGTTGTTGTCCCGTTTGTGCCGCCGTTGTTACCTTGGCTTGGCGTAGTCGCCGGTGTATTTCCTAAGCCTGCGGTGGTTATGCCTGTACTAAACGCACCGCCACCTCCACCAGATCCACCTGATCCAGCCTCGGTTGTCGATATATTCCCAATTCGCGCACCCCTACCGCCGCCTGTTGAAGCAATTGTAGAGAGTATTGAGTTGCCGCCGTTACCCGCTTGAGTTGGGCTACCAAATCCGCCTGTTCCAGCAGTACCTCCTGCACCAACCGTAATCGCGTACGTTCCGCCCGGTGTTACAGGAAAAGCCGAACCGGTTCTAAAGCCTCCCGCGCCACCACCACCAGAGGCACCACCTCCGCCTCCAGCCACCACCAGATAGTCCACCGCCGTCACACCAGCAGGCGCAGTCCATGTGCCCGACGCAGTAAAGGTCTGCACGACGGTGACGCCCGCAGGCCAGTTGCCCAGCGTCCATATCCCAGAAGCAAAGCCGGGGGTGTACAGCGGAGAACTCGCGCTGATGATATTGCCGGGATACCCGTGAATTGCCATGACTAACCCTTACGAGCTGATCTGTTCGTAGCTAACCGAGAATGAAATCGCGTTATTCGTACCCGTCGCGACAATGATTGCCTTGTCTTCGAGCAGATACGTTGCCGTCGTTTTATCCATCACGATCAGCGACGCAAACGCCGGAACCGAAATGTTTGACGCAATCGGGAACGCGTTAGCCGACGTCACCACCACAGCGTTACCAGCCACCACGTTACCGCTGGTGAAGATCATCACAGTAGCGTTCGCCGCAGTGTTGGTTGAGTTCGCCGCCACGATCTGATCCAACTTGAATACATTGCCAGAGTTGACCGCGTTGGTAACAAGTACAAAGTTAGACGTGTTCGCAGGGGTCAGATATGTCGTCTGACCGTAGATTTGTGTCACATTGATAATATTCGGGTTCGCCACAGCGTTCTCCTTTATGAGTGATTTGACCTACCAGCGCCAGAAACTTTACGGATCAAGTACCCATCACTGTGGTACTCAAAAAGCTCCCGCACCTTTTCTTGGGTAAGTGTTGTCATTTTAGAAACCAAAAATCATTGACAAAGCGATACTTTTTCCAGCGGTAATGCCAGACGCCGCAGGAGTCTGACTAACCCAAGTTGTGCCATTACTTGTGAGCACGTTACCACTTGCACCCGGACCAACAAAGTTGACCGCTGTTGTGCCATTTCCAAGAACCACATTGTTTGCTGTCAGCGTTGCCCGACCTGTGCCGCCGCTTGCCACACTCAGCGCATTGGTCAAGTTCAGCGTAGCAATGTTCGCCGTGTTGGTTACGGTAACGTTAGACACATTCACCGAAGCAACGTTGACGCTGTTCGTCACCGTGACGTTAGAAACGGCAAGCTCCGTAATGTAGTTAATTACCTCTGCCACATTGATGGAGTCGTTGTACACAGCCATGTTTCTACCGGCTGGGATCGTGACTGTCACGCCGGTCGGCGAAGCGTTGGTGCCGTTAGAAATCACCACAGAATTCGATAGGTTGTTGACTATCAAATACTGCTTCTCTATCGCGGGGATAAACAGCGTCTGCCGGTTGGTGATGGAGCCAACCAGATTCAGTTCCAAGTTACGAGCAGCCTGGCTAGCGTTCGTGTCTGTTAACGCTATCGCTACGTTCGAGCCAGCAAACGTGACGTTGGCAGAACCGGTAATCGCTTCTTCTAAGGCTGTACCGAGGTTGACGTTCGTGGTTGTGCCCCACGTACCTGCTTGGTCGCCAGTGCCGATCAACTCGATCTTTAGCTGGGAATATGTACTTGCCATAATCTTTCCTTACTAAATGGTGTTTATGAGCGTCCAGCTTGCGTTGTCTGTCGTACTCACGGTTGCCCAGCCCGGCGACTGCGGGTTGTTGATATCCACCCAATTTGCCGTCTGACTGTCATTAATTAATTCCCACAAATACCTGCAACTAACAACATCCGATGCTCTCGCGCTTTCTCCAATAAAAACATCGTTGTCTGATTCTGCGCCATCTTCAGCTAGTGCCGTCGCGTTCTCTGTAATCTTGACCATGAACTGCGCCAACGCGCTGAACAGGTCTTGTGTCGATACAGATTCTTCAATCGACGCTACCGTAGTCCTTACAACATTCGCCGTATCCGCTATCGCAGCCGACTCGGCTACTGATCCAGAAATTCCAAACGCACTCGTTATTACATCCGACGCATTTGCAGTTTCATCAATTACACCAAGAATAAATACACTTCGCTGAACAAAATCCGATGCTGCTGCTGCTTCGTTTACTGCCGTCGGTATGGTTGCACTTACGCTTACTCTGTCGCTACCTGCCGCGCTATCCGCAACAACCACACTAAACGTTGCCTGCGATGCTACCGTTTCTGCTGCTGCCGCCGACTCGGATACCGAGTTGGTGAATACCACCAGGCTGCTTACAGCATCACTCGCAAATACCGTTTCGCTCACCGCGCCAGATACAGTCCTAGCGCTAAATACCTGATCTGCTGCTACTACCGATTCTGCTATCGCCGCCGTCGCGTTCAGCGCGGCACTTACTACGTCTACTATCTGTACGAACTCTGATACTGTCACTGCAATCGGCGGTGTCGCCGCTACGTTGACACTATCCGATGCGGTGATTAACCCGCCGTTACCAAGCCCCCAGCCGTCTGATCCCCACGGACCATTACCCCAGCCGCCGTTCGAGATGACAGGGTAGTAGACCGAGCAGCCCCATCCAGCTTCTGCCCATGTGCCACTACCAAATCCGCCATCAACGATTGCCACATATTACTCCGCAGACTCTAGCTCATCAGCCTTAAACCAGCGGGAATGAACCTGACCATCGTCGCCCGTCCAGTCCAGCAGGCACCACACGGTGCCATCTTCATCCATACGCATAGAGGCAATCGGACCCTGCGGCACGACTGCCTTGAGCTTCACAACGTCGCCCTTCTTGTACATGTTCAGCTCCTATCAGGTCGCATCAAGGTTGAAAGAGTAGGTCACGTTCAGAACGTCACCGCTCACCACCGTACGGTCGCCAGGCGCTTGGAAGTCAGACACCGAGAACAGCAATCCTGATGTGCCCGTTGCCACGTTCGCCAAGAACGCACCAGCAATTGTGGCATTCGCGTTCATCGTGAACGACGCGGTAGAAGATGCGTTGTTGATGTTGGACGGATCTGCCAACGTAGCGGAACCAAACGTAGCCGCCTTGCGATCACCAGTGTAGTTACTGTTTTCATCCCAACCTACGTGAGATGCCAAAGTGTCGCCACCAGAAAACGTTGTACTGGCGGATGTGCCATTCACAAGACCAACGTACCAAGCAGCCGTGTAGCCACTGCCGCTAAAGTACTTGTTGTTCATGTCCTGTAAACCCGTGTTCACCACGAGGTTCGGGCAGATGTCTACCCACTTCTGGTTGCCTTCGCTGTCACGGCAAGTAACGGTAAACACACCGCCAGCCGACAGCTTTTCATCAAAGCCAGTTTTACGAGCGACAGCGCCGTTGACGGTTTCGCTTGACTTAGAAGTTTCGATGCTCATAGCTACTCCTCAATTAATACGTATCAGCGCACTCGACGCCGTATCAGGTGGCAACACTACAGAGAACGTACCGTTGCCCGCCTGCGTCTTGTCACTACCAAAATCCAAAGTGGCTACCGACGCGTTTGCCCGAGTGAAGTTGTATATCAACGCCCCTCTGGTTACAAACTGTGCCGGGTTCCACACCACATTATCAAAGCTAACGTACACAATACCGTTGCTAGTTGAGTTGATGGTCACGTTGGCTAACGCCTGACCCCCAGCCGAATATCCCACCCCGGTAATCTCATTGGTCGATGAGTACGCACTCGTGTTCTGATCCAGCTCCACGTAGCCGTCGTACAGCGCCATCTTCAACGTGTCTGATGCGATGTTCTGGCGGCCATTCAAGATGTCCACCTTGAAGCTCGTGGTCAGTCCCTGGTAGATCGTCATGTGACCCTCACCCTGACTTGACCGCTACGGTATGCGTCCTGACGCTCCATACCATCGCCCAGACGTTTCAGTTGACCCATAGCCTCGTTGTACTTTGCCTCAACATTCGCAATCAAATCCTGCTCGCCCTTCATGAACAGATACGCCTCGCGCAAAGCGCCGTACAGCAATATCGGATCATAGTTGTCACCCAGCCATGTGCGGCCATCCGGTGCTGTCGTGATTGACTCTGGGTAGTAGTAGTAGTGCAGCTCTACCGTGTACGCCGCATTCGGCGTTGGACCCAAGATAAATGTCAGCTCATCCGTTACCAAGTTGCTGGTGGTCGATGGACCAAAGATCGCGTAGTACTGGGGCAAGCCAGTATCCGCAGGCGTCGGATATGCGGCACGGATGTAGTTCACATCCTTGTTCAGCAGGTAGTGATATTCCTCGGTGGCAGTGCCGTAGTTTTCAATCACGGCCATGGAGTACACCGCCAGAAAATCGCCGGGCGCGGATAGATACTTGTTGTTAGAGGACAGAATACCGGTCTTGTTGGCACGCAAGGCAGGAACCTGAACCGTGTTGTACACACGGGTTTCAGTCTGCCGCAGGAAAACAGGGATGTTATCTACGAACGTCTGCTCGTAGTTCTCCGTGTATTCCTGTATCGCGTTAACAAGCTCGGTATATGTCATGCCATCGGACCTCTAGCCATCACGCCCTTGGTGGCTGCACCAGTACCGCGAATCTTGATACCCGTGGTCTTCGTGTCCTCGCGGCCAGGATCGCCCGCAGACACGCGCTGCACAGCCGTGCGCGGACCCAACTTATCGACAGCGATATTGTTGGGATCTTCCATTTTTTTCAGCTTGGCTGACACCGCCTTCCCAGTCATGGTGTGCGGTGGTGCGTACACAGAAGCGGGACCAACTTCCTTCCCGCCCTTTTTCATTGAGTACTTTGGCATATCAACCTCACTTGGTTTTCTGGTTCTGGATACGCGCTTCGTTCCGACCGTATTTTTTCAGATCGGCAGTGGTAACGCCACCCTTTTTCATGCCTTTGTGCATACGCTTTTCGTGCGCTTTCACCTCGGCCTTGGCTACCTGTTTCATCTTGTCCATCATTCACTCCTAGTTGATAGTCACGTTTGCTACCGTTGTTTGCGCCACCAAGTTGTTCGGTGTCAGCCCCGCATCATTTGCCCTAGCCCCGCCAATCGGTGCCCAACCCCACTGGAAGATCCGGCTACCACCGCCCGGAAACCCGTCCTGCAAGATGTTGGTGCCAGAGTTGTAGTCTGTCTGCAACCCAGTTAAACCAGACTGCCAGTAAGACAAATCTGGCCTTGGCTCCCGTACTGCCTGCGGGTCGTTCACAGGGTATAAACCAAGGCTCAACTGCGGCTGGTCAGGTTCCCAACAAGTCGGGCACACCTTAATCTTTACGTTCTTCGTCTTGATCGTTAGCGTCTTCAGCACCTTCAGCGGATACCTGAATGCACACCGATCACACTCCGAAATACTGTTCTTACCACTAGCGTACTTGCTAGGCATACATCACCTGTACGTGATCATTCGAGGCACCAGACGATCCGGTGCCTTCTCCCGGTCTTCGCCTGCCGCCATTTCCCACGCCTCGTCGTACTGCGCCTTCAAGAACTGAATCCGCTCCATACCGCCGGGCAGCTTCATCGCCAACCGATATGCCAGCCCACAGATCAGACACTCCTGAAAACGGAATGGGATGTCCTCAACATTCACACCGTTGCCAGCATCAAACATTCTACGCAGCCGCCAGTACACGAAGTAGTAGTACGGGGTCTGTGCCGTGCCCTGATCTGGCGACGGCCATACGTTGATCTGCGGATACTGCGGCGTTGCACCCGGCACGTCCGTTGTCTGCCCGCTGCGGCGGTTTATCCAGACTTGGATCGGCCTGCCTTGCGTGAGCTTGTTCGGGATCGTCGCGTAGGTGGAGACGGAGATTCGGTTGATGTTGATGTCTGACTGAGTCCCGATCTGCCCAGGATTGGTTCGAATAACATGTTCAAGTAAATCCACGGTATCAATAGGTAGATCATAGGTAATCTGCCCCTGCACGAGCGGGATAGTCCCCTGCTCAATAGTCCACAGGTTAATCCCACGGTTAGCCCACTCCGCGAGCAACAGGTTCAGACTGCGCCGTGCCGTGCGGAAGTCATAACCCGTACGCATTTCGAGGCCGCATCTTTCGAATGCTTCCTCGAAGATTTCGTTGACCGTCGGGTTGAACGCTGTCGTGGATGTGGTGTAGGCCATTACCTGAATCTCGACGTCTTCTGGGCTATGCCCTTCGGTTGTTTTACAAACTGCTTACCTGATGCCTTGCCTGCCCGCTTTGCCTTCGTCGTTGCCGCATACTCCGCAGGACTCAACGCCTTGATAGCCGCCTCCGGTAGATACCGTTCACCAGTCTTCGAAGAAGGCTTGCCGCTCTTGGTGCGCCACTTCTGCTCACCCCACGCTTTCAGGCTTTGCTGCGGAGCTTTAATTGCCATCGCCATAACTCCCAAACGCTTCCAAGTACTCTAGCGCGTTCCGCAAAACAGCAGGACTATCATTAAACATTCCTAACGCTCTGTTGCACTGTTTGCACAAAACACCACGAAATTCTCCAGTTACGTGATTGTGATCTATTGCGCTGTCAATTAACTCAATTTCTTTTTTGCAAATTGCACAACATTCTTCTTGGCGCTCATATCGATCTACAAGTTCTTGCGGAGTTATACCTCTTCTTGCGCATCGTTTTGCTAGCGTCCAAGGATCTTTTTCCCTGTACTGCTGAACCCGTTCTGCATTTTCTTCCGTCCATCTACGATGCTCTTTATACAGACAAGTGTTGCAACGACTTTTTAACAAGTGCGCCATAGACCCGCCGCGACTTCTGTACGTTGAAACAGGCTTCGTTTCTCCGCACATGGTACACGTCTTAGTCTCTATATCCACCGCCGCGAGCCTTATATCGTTTTGCCAACAATTGACTTTTTCTGGCTGACCACTGACCTGCGCCTGTGCCCTGCACCGCTGCGCTCTTGATCTGCTGGAACAAACGCTTGCGCATCTCTGGCTTCGTATAGTTCCCTGCTTGATTAACCTTCGAGCGTTTAGCCGCTTTACGCACAGCCTCTTCTACCGACGGCTTACCTAACCGCACAGAACCGCCCTTCTTATATTCCGTGAAGTCGGTGTCATCCCGGCGAGCTTTAACCTTCGCCGTGGGCATTTTGCTAGGAGCTATTGCCCCCATGCCGCGTGACGGTCTCACACAAACTTCCCTTTGGTTTTGCCGCGCTGGGCGCAACCATCAGCTCGCTTGCTTGCCGATGACACAGAACCGCCTTTTGCCTTCTTCACCTTGCCGCCCTTTTTCATAGGCACTCTTGGCATAGCAGGCATCGCAGTAGGCATCACAGGCGGTTGCATAGGCGGACGAACCATCGGAACGTCTGGCACGTTGCTTTCCATGGTCGATGGCATACGACTCCGAGCCGCTGCCAGATCCATCGCCCGCTCACGCCCACGCTCAAGATCAAGACCGGTGCGCGTCGCGCTTACATCATTCGGTGACATACCACGCATGGAGTTCTCCAGTTAGCACTTACCGCCGTAGGCTTTCTTCATCATGCCGCCTTTAGCCATCTTGACCTGCATAGCTTTGGTCTTACCTTTTGTAGCTACGCCGTCAGCAGACTTGTGACCAGCAGCCAAGCCGCCGTTTGCCATCTTCTTGACCTTGCCGCCGTGCTTCATACCAGCTTCAGCCATCTCATGTTTGATCATCGACTTTGGTGCGCCCTTCTTCTTCATGAACGCAACCTCTTCCTTGACCTTCTTCATCGATTCTTTCATCTCGCCTCCTTTGGCTTTCTTGGAAAGGCCAGCCTCGGATAAACCAATTGCGATGGCCTGCTTGGGATTCGTCACCTTCTGACCTGACGATGACTTTAACTTGCCTGACTTGAACTCTGACATGACTTTGCCAACCTTCGCCTGTCCACCTTTGGCAAAACGCGTTTGACCCATCTGATCATTTGGACCAGCCTGCGCTTGTGGCTGCATGTTGAAGGTCTGATTCAAACCGCCGCTTTGGCCGCCAGCTTGCGGTTGATTACCGTAGAAAGGATAAGTTGGCTGCTGACTAGGGCCAATCGCGCCGCCGTCAGCAAACTTTCTGCGCTTTCTCATACGATCTTTCCTCTGGTTTTGCCACGCTGGGCGCAGCCATCAGCACGAGATGAAGCAGTGCCGCCTTTGGCTTTTTTGACAGGAGTTGCCGCCTCTCCGGTCACGGATTTTGTGGCTTCAGAGTGAGCCTTTTCATTCAATGCATCCATTTTTTTATACAACGCATCGAGCTGTGGTACAGACTCACCTTTTGCACGACGAGCCTCAAGCTCACGAATGCGATCCTGCATGTTTGTCATGTCAGCCATTAACAAATCCTTCCCTTGGTTTTGCCGCGCTGTGCAATACCATCTGCTCGAGAAGATGCGCTGGATACTTTGCCGCCCTTTTTGAAATTAAAGCCAGATGCGCCAGAACCAGTTGCGCGAGTAGCACTAGCCTCGGCAGCTTTAGCGTAGCCTCTTGCCATTCTCTTGGCCACATCGTTTTGCGCCTGAAGTTTTGATTTTTTCGGCTTTACCTTTATTTTTTCTTTTACCTCTTCCATTACAGGAGAGGTGTAGCCGCCGCCTTCGCCATCCATGCTGCGAATATTTGATCCGGGCGATGCTGCACGTAAACGCTCCGTCATACTCATGGTGGTTTCTGCTGGTGCTTCGCTGCGCTTTGCCGTGGTGCGGCCGCTGTAATCGCTGCTTTCTTTTGCAGACTCTGGCACAGGCGTTACGGCCTCTATATCCATCTTTGCTCTGCCAGCTCCAAATCGGCGATATGCTTCAGAACTAGGATCGTCGATATTGCCCATGCGCAGGCGCTCAAGAAAGCTAACTTTGTCGCCTTTAGAAGACTCCAAGCCGCGTGCTTTTAATTCAGCCTCGCCGCCTTCTTGATAACGTTTCACCTTCTTCTTCATAACACCCTCCGTTGCGACTCAATCAGTTGATCAATCTTGTTCTCAAGACGATTAAACCGCTGGTCAATATGATCGGTAATGCGATCCACTTCCGCCTTCGTGACGTTGTCTCGTGCTATTTCCTCACGCGTCTTGTTCAACAAGATCGTGATACGCGCAAGCTCGGAGAACTTCTCATGGGCGATGTACGCAAACAAACCCACAAACAGCGACAGAGCGCCGTTCCAGACAAATGCAAGATCCACGGTTAACACTTCCATCTCTTTAACGCAGCCGCCTTTCTAGTCGGTCTGCCTTTTTCATCTTTCATCGGACCCGGCATACCAGACATGCGAGCGCAGAATGACTTCTTGCGTGATCCGCCTTCTGGCTGCGGGGCTTTCAAATTGCTGCCCGTCTCACGGTTGTACTTGGCTCGTCCTTTAGCCGTCAAACCCGCACCCTTCGACACAGGCAGCTTCTCGCCGCGCCCGATAGATAGGGATGGGGTCTTCTTAGCCATAGAATACCGTTGCCGTTACAGACGAACCGCATCCTACAAACATACCGTTCGGGCAGTAGATACCTTGACCTGGAATCATAATAGGCAAGCCGACGGTATTGAAGGTATCAACCTCTAAAGCAATCTTGCTATACGCTGTAACGTTGCCGCTCGTCGTAGAAACTACGCCAGTATCGACACAGGTAAACGTATCATCGCCAGTTTTCGTAATCGTGTATGCACTATCCCGACCAGCGCCAGACGTAAAATCTAAAAACACTCGTTGTCCAGTAACAAAACCGTGGTTCGTTATGGTGACGGTGATTGTAGCGCTAGGGTTTGTACGAGAATACGTGCCAGATTTCTGAACCGTTGGGTCACATACGGAAACATTTCTTGGCGATACTGTTGCGCTTGTCACCGTGATGGATTTCAAGCGTACAGGGATCATGGTTACAAGCAGCCCCGTATCTTTTGCAATCGCAGATTTAACGTCCGTTTGCATCATAAGCTATTCCTATCCGTAGAAAATAGTCATAGTTACGTTGGCAGATGGCAGCAAACAGAATAACCCTTCTGAAGCAAGAATCCCCTCGCCGGGAATTAATGTGTAAAAAGCCGTTCCTGAAGAGGAATCCATTTCAGTAAGGACCTTCGGGTACATCGTCACATTACCACTGGTCGTTAGGTTGGCCGTGGTTATAGTGAGCGTGTTGGTTGTCGCATTCGACACAACATAAGCGTCATCTATTCCCGAACCAGTAGTAAAGTTGAAGCCAACTCGTGCGCCATTCGACAAGCCATGATTAGCTATGGTGACGGTACATACTGTCGAGCTTGGAATATCGTATGTCCCCGTCAACGCCCCGGCAGTATCAACTACACATGAGTTGAAAGTTACGGACGTAACGGGAGATATAACCACACCCTTCAGACGTGAACGTGCGCCATACGCAAGCGATGAGCTTGTTGCGTGGTACGAAAAAACGTCTGTTTGCATACCCATGCGCGGCCTCTATTAGTTGTTCTGCTGGCCGAACAGAGGGTCATTCACAAAGTACGTAATGTAGCCAGCAACATCACCAACAGCCGAGCTTGCGCTTTCGCTTGTAACAGTGAAGTTTTGGGTTGGGCTGCCTGCTGTTCCGATGCCAGCGCCTGCGCCGGTAGCGCCCGGAGTAACAGTCTTGGCAGAAGTAGCGGCCAACGCTGAAACGTAGAACGCAGCGTTCGAAGTTGCACCGTCGATAGTGGTGTAGCCGACATTCATCGTGCCAGAAGTCAGACCGTTCGTGATAATCACGGACGTGACAACAGCGTTAGCAGGAAGAATAACGGGAGTGGTTTGGCCTTGAGCAACGACAACGTTGCCAGCAACAGCCGCGTTACCAACATAGAAAGTTGCTGCCATGACGCCGGTGCCGCAATAGGCTTGGCGAGTGTTATCACCGCCGCCCGAACGCCAAATGCTTTGGGTAGTAGATACAGCCATCGAATTGTCCTCTCAAGCGAGTTCGGTATGGCAATCTGCTTGACGTCAGCCGGGACTGTTTGCCACACCGGGAAATTCCCGGATTAATAGGCTTATACAATGACCGGAGAGGAATTGCAAGAGGAAAGCTATGCGTCAACGAGCTTGTTCGACTTACGCAGATTTTCCTCTTGTGTGATCACCCGCAGGTTCCACGGAACGTGCAGGCCGCAAACTTCATCAGAGATCAGCGGCACGATATGGTCCACAACATACCGCTCGCCCGTCAGCCGAGTCAGATCCATAGCTTGTAGATACAGCTTGCGCATAGCCAGCTTTTGATCCTTGGTTAGCCATCGAGGACTAGCATTACGGTGACGGCGTTTGCGAACGCTGGTTAGAGCTTTATAAAGATCAGGGTTGGCTTCTTTATATTTCTTTTTGTATTGAGTTACCTCAGTTTTTGGTCGGGCATTCGCCCTCGCTTTAACCGCATCTTTGTTCTTCTCGTAGTACCGCTTGCCTGCCGCCTTAGAAGCATCCGACTTTGGTTTCTCGCTGCGCTTCTTGTTGTCAATCGTCCAATCTTCTTTCATGCACTCCACGCAGGATCCCTTGGTCTTGCGCAGGGCTATGTGCCCACGGATACAAGGTAAGCCCGTGTAGTAGTGCGTAGCACCAGTCGCTTTTGCTGTAGCACGGTCTTTTGGGTAGTCCATATCATCCTCCTGTTATATGACACGAGCAATGATAAATGGATCGCAGAAATAAAACAAGGGGGCCGAAGCCCCCTTGAGATACCGCATAGATACTTGGTTATGCGCCTTGTGAGGCAAACATTCCGAGGGGGTCTGACCATCCAAAGCTGTAACGCTCACGGGCTTTGTAACGTACGTTCCCTGTATCGAAATCCCCGTCCATTGAGGGCTGCAACGGGATACGAACAAAGTGCTTCATGCCGTTAGGAACGTCAGTGGTCAGGAACCATGCGTTCGTGTCGGTCAAGAAGTGGTTGATCGTATAGCCTTCCGGGATGGAACCGTTGTTAACGATCGCGTTCACGTCGTTGTCATTGGTGCCCGGACGCAGTTGGGTTTCCAACAGGCGGGTGGCTACGAACTGGAGTGCCGGTGGCACGATCAGTTTACGAGGACGAGCTGCGATCAGCAGACCACGTTCGTCAGTCCAAGCGGCGATCTGAATGACTGCGTTTTCCAACGCGGTTTCAGACAGGTCAACTTGGGTCGACGGCGTGTTGCTGTTGGTGCCGCCCGATACCAGCGGGTGCTGGGTGCTGAACAGAGCAACACCGTCGCCACCTGGGTAGGTGGACGAGAAGCCATTGTTCAGAACAGCCGCAGCTTTTACCTGCTTGGTGTAGGACATCGCACGAGCCAGCGCCTTGGTGTAGCGAGCCGACAGCGAATCGTAGAGGTTATCTTCGATTGCTTCTTCGGTCAGGCTGAAGCCAAGAGCGATTGTTTCGTGGTTGTATCGAGCAGTCCATGCTTCCTGACCATTGTCGTACCGGATCGCAGAACCTTCGTTCTTAACCGGTGCGGCGCTGAAGCCAGACAGCTTGGTTTCCTCTTCGAAGGAACGCTCGGAGGTCTCGGTTTCGTAGATCTCCTTGTGCTCTTCGCCGTAACGAGCGTACTCCATGCCGAACAAAGCGTTCAGGCCAGGCAGTAGCTCTTTCAGTAGTTGTGCGCGTGAAATAGCCATGTCTTACTCCTTAAACACCAGTCGGGTTCAGATACGCGTGGCCGCCAGTCACAGTCGATGTGACGAGGTTAGACGTATTCGTGAACGTGGAAACAATGTACGGTGCGTTGAATTTGCAGATGAACTCGCAGAAGCCGTTAGCGCTATTCGAGGTATCTGGCACGATATCAACGATACGGATTGGCAACGATGCAGTCGTGGCGAACGATGCGCCGTTGATCGCAACTTGCGAGTCACCCGTAGTGTTCGAACCATTGTTCTGGATAAGCGCAGCGTTCAGGCCGATCTGCTCCGAGCTATAGAAAGCAACGGTAGTACCGGACGAAACAGCAGCCATCTTGAACAGAACATCAGGATCGTCAACAACGTACGCCTGGATGTCAGGAGCGTTAGTACCACCAGCGTAGTACTGGTAGTTCAGCTTCTGGTTAGTCGATGGGTTGGTGTAGGTGCAACCTAGAAAGATGCCAACCGGGGTCGCGGTGGAAGTGCCCGTGTCCTTTTGAACCGTGCCGTCCGAAGCGATTTTCACGACATCGCCGTAGTAGATGCTAGTAGCGTAGCCGCTAGCAATACGGAATAGGCGAGTCGAACCGGCGTACACCTGTCCGCCGATCAAATTGATCGGCTGAAGCCCATAAGGCTTCGATACAGTAGGATATGCCATTGATAACTCCAATAAGTTTAACCGCCGCCCTTAGTCGTCGAGGAACTCGATTCCTTAAATAGCGGCATACGTGGGTCATTTTGACGCATAAGATTGTTGTCCACCGCCTTGATTTGCTGTTCCGATTGCGCAAGGTAATGTTGGTTACGTTGCTCGGCTAGCTCCACTGGCGTCTTGCACAACATCACGTCGCCGACTTGGACACAGTCTTTCCACCGTCCCTCGCCATTGACTAGCAGTGAATATTGCGGCTGCTCTTCGACCTTGACTGGCTCCCAACCTTCTCTGATTTTGGTAGAGATGTTGCGAGCGTCGGACTGGCCTCCAAGCGTTACGCGAATCCAACGGTATTTGTAACCCGGCTGCTTATCTGGTTCTGGCAGAAGCTCCGGCGGTGCCCACTGCTGGGGGCGCTGCGTTTGGTTACGGCTTTCTGTACTACGTGGCATACGGTTCTCGGCCATTTATCTACCCTCCAATTTCATCATTTCCTGTACGTATTTCTCCAACGGCACACCCAGTCGTTTGGCTGTGTTGACTGCCGACTGCGCCACCTTGACTTTTTTTGAGCCAGTGCTGCGCGTTGCAGGAGCCACTACAGGGGCGGGTTTCTCGCGCTGGGGTTTTGTTTCCTGCGCGGGGGCTTCGTCCCGATCTACAAAATACTCTGGGAATCGACGACGCATGGTGTCGTCAACCTTCTTCCAGTACTCGTCAGTGGACGGATATGACGTCCCATACTGACCGACCAACTTCTGATGCAAGCCCAGAGCCAAGCTGGTCATCTCCTCGTCCTTACCAAACCATTCGTTGCGCTCTTGCCACTCAACGGCCCTTTGGTCAGGACGGGGGACTGGATTTGATGCGGGTTGTACAACAGTTTGCGGCTCATGTCTAGTCGGAACAAATTCATTTGCCCGCTGTAACTTGAACTGCGCCTGGTTCAAACGCTGCTGCGCCTCAAGCAACTGATCAGCATCGCCAATGTCGTAGGCTTCTTTGTAAGCCTTCTTGGCCGCTTCCATCTCCAGCTCTGCTGCGTTCTTGACGGTCTCAACAAAGACTTGTTCGCCCTGGTTCAACCGGCCTTTCAGCGCGTTGTTTTCCTCGATGAGCTTCTGGGCGTAGGCGATAGCCTGCTGCTGTTCACGCAGAGCAGCCTCTTTCTCCCGGCGCTCGTCGTGCCACACCTTCTTCATCTGCTTCAGGCGCAGCTTGACGTTGTCGGAATACTCTTCCAGCTCGTCGCTGTCTAACTCTTGGACAATCTCCTTTGGCATAGGCTCGCGGCCTCTGTCCTCCGGCGGGGTATCGTCCTCTATCTCAAACTCAAACTCCTCCGACTGAGCCTCGGCTTTTGTGTCCTCTTGCTCATCTGGGAACTTGAACTCCTCACGATCTTGTTCTGCCATTTGTTTCTCCTTTGTTAACATTCAAACCGATTTCCTTTGGATCGGTTCTCACGTTTTGGCAAGACTTGAAGATTATTTGGCACATGCAAACCAGATACATTTTTGCCGTTAAGTGGAATTTTGTGATCCACCTCGTGGCCTTTGAATATCTGACAAAACATATACATGCCATCAATCTCTGCTTGATGTCCTGCCGTTAATTGCACTTGACCATTTATGCGTCCTTGCCTGCGACGCACGCGCTCAATCTCCCGAGAACTGTTTGCCGCATAATTTTTTCTGCGACGTGCAAGAACATGTTCATGGTTTTTTGCCACCCAATCTGCCATCTTCTTGTTGTACTTTTCTCGGTACTTTTTCTGCGTTGCAACAGATCGAGCATTACAAATTTCTTTGTTTGCCTTTCTGTATTTATCAACTACAGCTTTGCGCGTAGGACTGTTTCGTTGCATTTCTGCTTTGCACGTTTTGCAATAAACTTGATACCCAGTAGCCGCTCTCCGATCTTTATGAAAATCAGATACTAGTTTGTCAACTTTGCAATGCGGGCAAAATTTATGCACGACTCACCCCTCTTGGGTCTTGCACGACGGCTTCTACACAATCGTCGTTCAGGATTCTGAACTCTTGACCGTGGATCTTTAGCCGCGTGCCAGTGTTAGGACGGGCGAGAATGAAATCCCCTTCCTTGCACCATGGACCGTTCGGAAACCGCTTCTCATCTTTGTAGCAATCCGGACCCATCTTTAGGACAAAAAAGACAGTAGCCAGTACCTTTTCCTCGTACATGGTTTGGTCTGCTTTGACGAGACCGCTGTCGAATTTCTCCTCGGCAGGCGGAAGCGCTACTAGGATGTGATATCCAGTCGGCTCCGGCAGTTGCTTTGCTTTCTCCTCCGCTGTTTCTGGCAACGTTGAAGTCTCGCCATCTTGACTGGCGATCAGTAATTCACTCATCAGAAAACTCCATTTTTTTTGCAAGGTCCAAGATAAAACCCTCCGCTAGCGATAGACCTCGGATCTCGCCGCAAAGTTTTTGATAGTCACCGAAGTCCTTGGCCGCGTTGTTAGCCACCGCTTCTACTATCTGTTCGCGCTTGTCACGCACCTGTTTGAGGATGATTTCAAACGCCTTTTCCATGTGTTAGCCCTTCTTCTTGGGTGGCTGCGGTCTTTGTAGCTCCATCCTGTCTTTGGCAATTCTGGAGCCAATGTCGAAACCTTTTGCTTCCATCTCTGCGTCGAGCCTTGCCTTCTCTGCTGCCGCTTTGACGCCAGCCTGAACGCCTGCAATCCGCTCCTGAACTTCGAGTCGCGCCCGCTCGATTTCCAATTGATCTTCCTTGGCAGCCGCGTCCATGGCGAGCTTGCGACGCTTGATGTCCACTTCTGCCGCCTTGAGCTGCAACTCCTGCTGCTGCATCTGAACCAACGGATCCTGCTGCGCTTGCATGGCTTGCTGCTGCGCCATCTCTGCCTGATCCTTCTGCAACAGTTTGGCCGCCGCTGCTGCCATCATGCGGCTGACCTCGACTTCCATGTCTTCCGGCAACTGCTTGTCCATCTCCGGCAGCGGTACGCCCAACTGTCTTTCGATTTCGATGCGGTACTGGAAGGCCACATGCTCGTTGATGTGCGCCATCGCAGCAGCCATGATCATCTGCGCTTTCGGGTTCTGACCCACAATCATCGCGATCTTCGGATCCTGCATAGCCGCACGGTGTACCGCGATATGCGCTTCGTGATCCTGGTAGATAAACGCCTTGACCGGCTTGCCGTTCAGGACGTTCATGTTCTCTGTCACTGGGTCACGCGGTTTCAGATCCTCTGCGCTCGGCACCAGCTTGCCGACGTTCTTGATACCCAGTACATCCAACATCTGACGGTTCAACTCCACCATGTCATAAATCTGTGGGTTGGCCGCGGCCATCTGCATCACCGCTTGGTACTGCACAACCTTCTGCGCCATCGTGGCCGAGTTTGGATCGGACACGGGGATCACATCCACGTCGTCGTAGTCAGACTTCTTTGCCCGAGGCGTACCCTCCACCGGGGTGTAGTCGTACTTGTCAGGCGTGTAGTCGCGGATGATGTCCTTCAGGAGCTTCAACTCCTGCTTCATCGCGTAGTGGATTCGAGCCTGCACCGCCGACATGACTTTCAGCGTGCGCTCAAGGATTGCCAACGTGGTGCCAACCGGTGAGTTGGCCGACATGTCAGCGATCTTGAGGTCAGCCGCCGCAGCGAATCGGCGTCCTTCCTCAACGATCTGGTTCATCAAGCCTAGTAGAACTTGGCTTGGCTCTTTGTACGGAAGCGGCAGAATATTGTCGCGGATCGTTCCGGCGGCAACGTCCACATCTCTGAACTCGCCGGGAGCAATTGGAGTGTCATCTCCTTTGACCCGCATACCTTTGGTTTTGAGACCTCCCGGCAGATTCGATAGAGTCCCAGCATCAACAAGCTGACGAATAATAGAAGTACCAGACTTAGCGAAAGCACCGATAAGATGAATAAGGCCGAAGGCATAGAAGCCAAAGCCGGGGATATATGGGTAGTGAACAAAGTGATTCCTCTTCTGATACGTATCGTCGTCTGGGCGCCAGTTACGTCTGATAGCCAAAATCTCTTGTGAGGTTTTTTCGATAGTTATAATGTATGGCAGGCCGATCTCTGTCTTCTCGCCGTCTTCGTCCGTATCTTCGAAGCCCGGCAGATCCAGATACACCTGCATTTCCAGCAATTTGTAGCGGTCATCCGACGTTGCGCGGAAACCCATCTTCTCGGCAATCTCGCGCTCGATATCGTCCAGCGCATTCTCTGGTTCCGGCAGGTCAATGTCCCGATAGAAGCCAGCAGCCATCAGTCGGCGCAGTTCGTTCTTCGTCTTGCGCATGACATGCGTCACACGGGGCGAAGATTCCAGATTGCTCGCCCCGTACGGCACCACCACATCTTCTGCCGGTACGAAGATCGACACCTGCCGCCCCAGGGACGGGTCGAAGTACACCTTCTTGAACGCATTACCCGCCAGACCCAAGCCCCACAACATGCGCTCGTGCTCAGGCCGGTACTCAGTCATCACTTCCGTGAGCTGGTAGTTCATATCGTCCCGAACACGCTCCGCCGAATCCTTCTTCTGCGGGGTTTCCTTGCCGATGATCTTGGTTTTAACTGGACCCGAAGCCGGAAAGGTCTCCATGATCGTCTCGGCTTGGAACTTAACAAGCGCCTCAGATAGAAGGGGATGGTAGACGCCGCAGGCTCCTTCCCATGGCTCCGATCTTTCCTCGATCTTCATGCCGAGCAGCTCTAGGCCGTCGACATACGTCTTCATCCAGTCCTTGCGGGCGTCGATATCGTCCTGAAAGTCACCGAGCAGGTCGCCAGCTAGCGATTGCAGCTCTTTCTCGTCCATCTGCTCGGCCAAGTTGGCGGCGAAATCGTCTTCGTCCTCCTCCTTTTCTATCTTTAGTTCCAGATCGCCGATCCCGATGGACACTGCCTCTGGATCCTCGATCTCGATCTCTATCGGCTCCGCTTCCATCACGTCCTCACCGATTCCGGCAGGTAGTTGGTACAGCGCCTTGTCAATATTTGTCGCCATGATTAGTCCTTAGTAGTAATTCCGTCTGCGGCGCAGGTCTAACGGCTCATCTTCCTCATCAGAACCCAGCCGCAGGAAGCCGCCCTGCCTAAATCGCATCAACGCCTGTACGCCCGAGTCCACCAAGTCGTCGTGCTCGGCGTTCGGGAACCTGGCAAACTCTTCAATCACGTCTTCCGCCCAGCGTTTGTCGGGCGCCCACACTTTACCGGAAGAAAATAGGTCTGTAACGCTGTTCAGACGCACGAACTTGTCGTTGCCACGGGTCGGCGTGAAGTCCTGAACCATCACACCCATACGCCGTAACTCAAATATCAGCGGTGCCCCCGCCGCTTTCGCTTCAATAATGCAAGCATCAGGTTCCCAGTCGTCGTACATCTCCTTTGCCTTCTGTTTCAGGTCAGGAAACTCCACTTTTCCCTTCCACGCGTCCAGCAAAATGATGTTCACATCGTTCTCATCCTCGTCTTTGTGGAAAACACCCCATGTCGTACACGCAGAATAGTCACTCCGCTGGTTTTTTGTGTACGCCGTGTCCCAACTTTGGATGATAAATTCGCACGCAGGCGCTCGATCCCCCTCCCACAGCCGCCACCAGTCCCGTTTTACCAGCGCACCCTCTTCACCCGTGGGCTTTTGCTGGTACTGGGCGTTCCATTTATAGGCGGGAAGCTCCTCTTTCAGTGCCAACAGCTCATCCACCGGCCAGAATTCAGGCCACAGGCTGTTCCCCGACGGCAAAATCGCTGGAAACTCGATCACTTCCCACTCTGTCGCGTCTGATTTCAACACCCGGCCAGTCAGATCCTTGTCCGACCAGCGTGTCATCACCACCACAATCGCCCCACCCGGCTGTAAACGCTGCCGTGGACCCGACGTATACCATTCATACACACTGTCAAACACACCCGGATCACCCTGCGCGAGCCTGGCTTCCTGTTCCGAGTGCGGGTCATCAATAATCAGCAGATCCGCACCCTTACCCGTCACCGTACCACCCACACCAATAGCGAAATAGTCACCACCGTGACTCGTCGCCCAGCGGCCCGCCGCCTTGGAGTCCGCCCGTAAGCCTACGTTCGGGAACACTTTTGCATAATGATCGCTGTCCACCAAGTTCCTGACCTTCCGGCCAAACCCCACCGCCAGTTCAGCCGTGTTCGACGTCTGGATTACCTTCTTATCTGGGTGCCGCCCCAGATACCACGCGGGTAGCAGGTAACTTGCAAACTCACTTTTGGTGTGTCGCGGCGGCATGTTGATTATCAGCCGCTTCAACTTCCCCTCCGCGATCTCCTCGAACTTCTTTGCCATGATGGCGTGATGCCTGCCATGTATAAACCCCGGCCACATCTCTTTCACGAACGACATAAACTTACCCTGCGCCCGCTCCCGCACGACCGCATCCCGGTACTGCCCCACCTGCTCCAGCAACTTCTCCTGCTCAACCGGCGGTAACTTCCCTATCAGCTCACTCAAGTCCACGGACTATTCGCCCTCTCTCGCATCGCCACTATAGAAAGACTCTCCTGCCGCACAGGCTTGTCCAGCCGCTTCTGCATCCGCGCCAGCGTCGGATATATCGACACCGGCCTGTAATACTTCCGACCCGCCTTCTGCTCCCGGTACACCTGGTACAACAACCGGAACGCCTCCAACATCAACTCCTCGTCGTAACTCATTCCAGCGTCCTAAAGTTGATATACACCGGCCTCACACTCCGCTGCCCGCGCGTCACCTTCTTCACCACCCCCAACTTCACCAACCGCTTAATAATCTCGTGCGTATTCCCCATCCCACCCTTGCCACGTATCTCACATATATCCCGGATCGACGGCCCAAACCCATACTTCTTCCACCACTCATCCACTATCAAAAACACTTCCTTCTGCGCCGCCGTCATACCAACCTCCATACATTCCGCAAACGTCATCTCCCGACGCCTCGCTACCATCTCCCTATTTATCTCCACCGCTCTTGGCAACGTTGCCATGAAGGACTTGTTCATTTGGCAAGATCACCATTTTCTCCAGAAATATCCCCCTGGGGGGTATGCGTTCCTGAAGGTGACGGGGGGTCTTCCGATAAATGGGGGGAGGGTTCGAGTTGATTAGTATGTATATGCGAGCCGGAGTCCCATTCTGGCGCGGCGGGGGTGGCCCCAGGGTGGGGTTCGGGGCCGGACAATTCTTCCAACAGCGAATCCGCATCAACGTCGACCACATCAGCCGAGCCGAGCATCATAGTCTTGAGCTGATCGAGTATCTGCGAACGTATCGCGCCGCTATCTTTAATGTGTGTGATTTCCTTGCGCTCGGTGAATGCCGCGACCTCGGTTACTTGCCCCAATACTTTTGCCGCTTGTATGCGCGTTGCCGGTTTAGTTTCCGGATCAATGAGTGCCTGAGTGAGCGAGGAAATTACAAGCGAGCGCAAAGCTTCAGCGGTATGCAACGCAGCCACCTGTTTAGCCTGTTCCAGCGCGACTATTTCCATTTGGATTCTGCTATCAGCCTTAAGCCTACTAGCATTGTTCCCGATGGTCTTGGATGTTCCCTTGTCGCTGTACGCTTGCCGGTAACTATCCGCACCGGTTAAACCCTCCAGGACAATACCCTCAGCGAACTTCTTCTGTTTAGCTGTTAGTCCTGTCTTACCTAATCTAATGGCAGATTCAATACCCTTACTCTGTATTGTTTCCCTTACTTGTTCTCTTATGGCTTTTCTACTCATGGCCTGATGTTCGCTTTGCTCACTTACTCGCCGCCGCTTATCGTGTTGTCACAATGACAACCGCGCTCGGCATTACATGGCCGCACTATAGGGGAACAAATACAGAAAATCAATCGACACCGCTAAACCGATCAATAAATACCATTAAATGATGCAATACATACCCTTGACAAATGCATTGCATGGTCTAATATCACTCCCATGCGCTGCACCCCGCAACGCTTACTTGGAGACTCTCACCATGACATACCGCTTTATTACCGACCCTGGACATGGCTGGTTAGAAGTACCACGCGCCGAACTCGACGCGCTTGGAATCCGTCATTCGATCAGCAGCTATTCATATCAGCGCGACGACATGGTGTACCTGGAAGAGGACTGCGATTTTTCCCGCTTTGCAGCCGCTAAAGCCGCCCGCGCCGAGCCTGTCCAGTACACCGAGTTGTACCAAGAAAATACTTTTGTTCGCAACCTGCCACGCTTTCAACCATAAGGAAACCGACCATGAAAGACTATCTCACTATCGGAACTGTACCCACCGACGAGGACTGCACCCAGAACGAGCCGACCGGACAGTACGCGACCGCGCAACGCCGCGAAGCAAGACTATTCGCCGAACAAGTGCGCCGCCACTATCCCGAGCCCGATGCAGGTTATATGACCGTCAAATCGTTTCCGCACGACTTCGGCAGCTACTACGAAGCTTGCGCGGTTTTTGATGATGAGAACGAAGCCGCTTGCGACTGGGCATATACCGTTGAAGCCGACCCGCTTGGCGTGCTGCGCGAATGGGATGCAGAAGCCCGCGCAGCACTATCACTCGAAACCGCTTGACCCGACCCGCCCGCTTCGGCGGGCATTTTCTGGAGCCTGGACCTATGACTACATTTTTTCGCGACTACGACAAGGCCGAGCAAATCCGCAACGCCAACGCCGCCGCCGACCCTGACTGGCAATACACCCTGCACGCTGTACCAGTCCGCAACGGAACCCGCCAAGCCTGGATTATTGAAATCCGCGACGAGGAAAAAACCCTTGTCGGCACTCTATAAGGAACCTGGACCATGCAAACACTCGCCGAACTCATAGCCGGATTCATTGGCTTTTTGATAATGTGGGCTTTTCTTTTTGCTTTGCTTTCATTCTGAGGAGTTACCGCCATGCCACTACTAAACGACCACTATGAACTGACACTCGCCGGACATTGGCTGCCCGCGCTGATTAACAGCGACGAAACCGGATTATCCGATCAGGATTCCGCAGACCTAGCCGCTTTTATGCGCCAATACAACCGCTTGCCAGATATGACAATCGAGATTGTCGACGATGAATCTAGCTTCGCCGTTGACGCTGTTTCCGACCTGCACGCCGACTGCTACACCGTTCGGTTTCATTTCACTAACCACGCGCTCACCCCGCAGCAGCAACCCCTAGACCTGAACTAATGGAGCCCGACCATGAAAACCACGCTATCGGTTTATGACTTCCGCGATGCTTTCCACCGCTGCGGCAGAGGAAATCAATTTTCTTATGACGCGCTCGGCATTATTTACGATTGGCTAGAGGACAAAGACCCTGATTTTGAACTCGACGTTTTCGCCCTTTGTTGCGACCTGGCAGAGGATGAGCCGCGCGGCATCGCCGAGGATTATTCAATCGACGTAAGCGGTATGGATGACGAGAAAACCGAAACCGAGGTTTTAAGTTACTTGTACGACCAGACCACCGTTTTAGGTCGAACCCAAGCCGGAACAATAATTTACGTTCAATTCTGATGGAGTTATCAATATGAAAATTACTATTCGCGCCGACAAAAACTATGGGGTTCTCACTTACTACCCCGCTTGCCCTGCCGCCGAGATATTCGCCCGCATAGCCGGAACCAAGACGCTAACGACTCACACCCTGCGCGACATCGACGCGCTCGGCTACGAGATAGAGATCAAGCAAACCACCCCGCGCACATTCAGCGCACTAGCCGCCGCCTAATAGGAGATCAGACGATGAAACCGTGGATGCAATTTAATGACATCGTTTCCGCTTGCGCTGAAGCCGGACAGAAAACCGCGCAGGAACAAGCAAACCGAGGAAACCTAGAGCCGCTTTATTTGTACTTCAAACCTAGCACCGCCGACCAGAACGGACAGCTTTTGCTTGTGCCGGATTCAGAAAAGCCGCCCGCAGGATTCGAGCTTGCGACAGGCGAAGGCCTGAAATGTAACGTCGAATTTTCCCGCTACTGGGTTTGGATACGAGAACGCTCAACCCGCTTGCCAATACTTGCTTGGAATTGATAGGAGATCAGACGATGAAACTGAAATTCAACGAATACGGCTGGATTAAATGCTTCGAGATGGTAGCTGACGGGCAAGGCGGGCATTTTATCTGGCGCAGATTTGATACCAAAGCCGCCGCCCTGCGATGGGTGCGAGAAAACCCTGAAATGCGGGCAGTTTGCGCCGAGTGCCAACAATAGGAGATCAGACGATATGAACATCACAGAAAAAGAACTGCGCGACATGGCCGCCTATATTGCCGACTATCTCGCCGAGGAAAACGTAGCAGAGGTTGATTCATGGCTTATCTGCCGCGCGATTGACGCTTACATCGGCGGCGCTGCCGAGCAGAACTAATAGGAGATCAGACGATGAACTTATACAAATTCGAATGTACCGTATGGGTACAAGGAACCACCGCCGCAGACGCAGAGAAACATTTGCACGATGAGGTGGACTATCACTTCGGCCAAGACAACAACCTGATTGCGCTCCAATCTGGCAACGCGCAGCTAGTAGATCAGACGCTTACCGAGCGCACTTAACAGGAGATCAGACGATGAGAACAGCAGACCTAACAGGAGCCGCCCTCGATTGGGCAGTTGCGAAGTGCGAAGGAACATTACATGACGATGGGACTGTGCCGGATTACTTTCAACCTTCCGTTGATTGGGAACAAGGCGGCGTGATTATTGAGTGTGAGCGAATTCAGATCACACCGCGCGGGGAAACCACGGATATGTGGGAAGCAATCATCTTTGACAACATCTTCATGGATGACGGAAGCGACTGCTTTCAAACCGGCCCCACTTCACTCATTGCAGCGATGCGCTGCTATGTGGCAAGCAAACTCGGCAAAGAGATCGAACTGCCAGAAGAACTAATGACCCACGCCTAATAGGAGATCAGACGGTGAACACTTACAACGTGACAATCAAAGCAGAGGTTTATAAAACCATAACAGTCGATGCAGACAATGAAGATGCAGCCTACATCGCCGCGCATGAACTGTTTACGGTCGCACCCGATTTTGTGTGGCCTGAGAGTTACAACGAGGAAACAATTGGCATTGAACTGATAGAAGATCAGACGGTGCTATCCTGCGCCAATGACTAGCAAAAAGATGTTCACCCTGTACCTGATCGAGAATGACGAGGGTCAGGTCAGGGTGATAACCGACTACAGCGGAGAAGGCGACCGCTGCCTCGCGCTGGGTGTGGAAATCATGCAGTCGCTTGCCATGATCCAGCCCCATACAGGCGGCGGGCTATCCTTCGTTATGCCGAGCCAGACCGATGTTGAGCATTGACTGGGTCAGGCTTTGGCTAAACCCGAACAATCCAACCCGACGATGATAGTCGTTAGCATCCTCGCCGACACGATCAGACATCCAGATGGGCCAGCCTATTTCCTCTGCCGCCTTCTGCCCTGTGCCGGACTCGTCGTTATCTGCAATGACCAGCCCTTGCTCTAGCCCCTCTGCTACGCGCACCATGTTGCCAGCCGAGAAGCAAACATGAAGTGTGTACCTGCGCTTCAACTGCTTCATGGCCGCACGAACGGACAGCGCAGTCGCATACCCCTCGCACACAATGTTTACGCCCTTGTTATCGAAGGTAAAAGTCGCGCCGCTTGTGCGCTGACCATACAGAAACTTCTTCGTGCCATCTTCCCAAATCTGCTGGACGCCGACCAGGCTCTTGCCAACTCTCATCGGTATGAGAAGGACAGGCTTGTTGTCGATCCGAAGAACGCTGCCCTGCTCATCAGCAAACCCCTTGCTTGCAAGGTATTCGTGGGTGCTGTACCCGCTGTCGTTCAGCATACGCACCGCCTTGCCGACAGCCTCGGTCGCCAGCTTCTTACGCTGCTGATCTGCCTGCGCCTGACTGATGACGATGGATCGTATATCCAAGTTCAGACGGTCGATTGAGTCAGGCTTCCACAAACTGGTGACGGTAGATAGTGCATGGTTCTGCACGAACCCATGCGTACCCATGTATTTGCACGCGCCGTTGCGCTTGCGCGGGTGGTCCTGTGTTGGATACCGCTTCCACACGCCGATCTCTGGCAGCTCGTTAATGATGATGCCATGCGATCTGGCAAACTGAATGAAGTCCATCAACCCCTCCCGATTGATTTCATAAACTGCTTTAGTTTCTTATCGATGAACCGCTTGGTTTCTGCCGTGACCATCGCCGGTGCGTTGTCGATCAGACCTCTCGGCCAGACCCCAAACTTGTCGCGATATGTATGACTAGCCCGACCTTTCGACCACCCCTGATAACGCATCAGCCAGACCATCTGGTTCCAGAAGTCCTGCTTACTTTCGCGCGGCATCCCGTTAGACAGCTCGACCATCTTGCCATCCACCTCTGTCACCAGATTCTTGCGCTCACGAACGTGGCCGCAGTTGTAGCAGGTGTCACTACCAGACGGCCAGAGCGCAGCGCAGACGGGGCATTTGCTTTCTTTCTTCTGTCGTTCAGACGGCTCTTTCTTTGCCTTCTCTTTGCCATCTTCTAGCTTGCTGACACCATCCTCGAACAGCTCATCCCAATCCTGCCGGAACCGGAGATAGTTGCCGCTGTGATCCAACCAGACAGCAAACGGCTTGGCCTCTGGATTGTGTACGTTGGCACGCATCACCCTGCCCATCTGCTGCACATGGGAGGAGAACGACTTTGAGAATGGCCGAGCAGATACGCCGATCTGGACATACTCGTTGTCGAATCCTTTGGTCAAAATGTCACACGCTATCAAGCCGATGATCTTACTGTCGGGCTTGGCAAAGTCTTCGATGACCTCGCGCTTCCAGTCCTCGTCATCTTTGTAGGACAGACTGACAAAGTTATAACCAAGCGCCTGAAACTTGGCTGCAAGATCAGCACCATGCGCGACACCTGCTGCGAACACCACCGTCTTGCGCGGCTCACCAAATATCTCGCGGGTTTTCTTTGCCCACTCGGTGACAACGTCGCCGGTAATCTTCATGCCGCGCTCGGTCGCATCAGCCTGGCTCCACTCGCCCGCAACTTTCTTTGCCCCTTCCATGTCAACTTCTTTGGCGATGAACACACGAAGCGGAACCAGACTACCCTGCTCGACTAGCTCTTTGGTCGTGATGGGTGATACGACATTCGAGTATGTGCCAGCTAGACCCTTCGTAAAGGGTGAGGCCGACAGCCCGACAACCTTGATGTGCGGGTTGTTCTTGATGAACTCGATAGTCTGCTTGCGCTGCGCGTGACACTCATCTACGACCAACAGATCAAGGCCAGGAAACGAACCGCGCTTCTCCAGCGTTTGAGCAGAGCAGACTTGGATGTTTTCATAGGGCTTATACCGCCAGTGACCTGCTTGCAGTACGCCGTGGTCCACGCTGTACTTGTCGAGGCGGCGGCTGGTCTGATCGCATAGAACGATCCGGTCTAGGATCATCGCGGCTTTGCTGCCCTTCTTCTTTGCCGCTTCCAACATGGCGATGGCAATCTCTGTCTTGCCACCGCCTGTGCCTAGATATAACAACTGACTTCTGTGTCCCCTTGCAAAACCTTCACGCAACTTCTGTATAGCTTGCTCTTGATAGTCCCGTAATTGCAGCGACATTGATTCCTCCTTCCGGCACACAAGCCCGCCGGTGTGGGCGTAGTTTTATCCTTCTAGTTTCTTGAGTTTCTTGAGAAGGGATGCGACCTGCTTTTTTAACTCACCGTTCTCACGCTGGTACATATCTCGACTGACGGTGATCTCTTTTAATTCTATCTCTAATGCACGAATCTGTGCGCGTAAATCTTTGATGATCGACTCTGCCTTCTCTCTTTTTATGGCATCAACACTCTCCGCTAACACCGCTGTAAGCTGATCTTGCAGGTCTTCGTTCTCAACCCGTAGATGATCCATCACAGCTCTCATTTCCTCGCGCTGGATTGCTTCCTCACTAAACTCTACCGTTAGAGGTTCTTCCTTCTGCTCTGGCTCCTTGCGCGTTACCACCTTGCCCATACGATTAAAGGTGGTCGTCGATTTCGCTTTGCCGAGTTCCTTACGCACCGCCGAAACAAACGTATGACTGAAACCACACTTCGCTGCTATGTCACGATCAGACCAGTCCTGCCATTCCAGATCAGACAACATGGCGGTAACGATCTTGCGCTTGGTCGCCGCCGATCTTTGTAAGCCGTGCGATTTGTTTGCGCCGAAAGAAAACAGAATCGCATCACGCAGCGTACCTTCATGCAGGTTGCACTTGAACCCAGGACTACCCGCCCGCTTGGCTGCGAAGTAACGGTGGAACCCGTCTGCTAGCCAGTAGCTAACGCCGTCATGAAACACTTCGAGCGGCGGAAACTCTGCGCCTGCAAGCATGGCATCGGCATAGTCGGCAACCACGTTCTCATCAATCTTGTCGCGGCTCTGTGTGCCGCCGTTGATGATGATCTTTTCTAAACTGATGTTCACTCTTCATCTCCCCAAAAGAAAGCAACAAATGCAACCACTGCAATTATTAGCATCAAACCCATACCAATCAACGCGCCGCCGATCAGCGGTATGTACATCGCAAATTCGTAACTCATATCAACAGATACCGGTAGACAGGATTGGACACGCTGTAGTTATCGTCATCCTCGCGTGACCACTGTGCAGCGTTGACGATGTTTGCAGACGGACAGCTAAAGTTATGCTTGGCTTCGACCATTGCCAAATAGTTGTGCATGATTGAAATAGAGGTTTGAATCACTTGCGGATGATGGTGATATCCGTTCTCCACTTGATTGGCTCGGTTGATGATTTGAAAGTCAAGCCCTTGCACAATGCTTGCCAGATGCGGATCGTCGGACAATAGCACACGCCTCCGGCATCGCCGCCTTAACCAATCCAGCTCTTTCCTGTAAACGTGCATAGGCGGCAGGATGGTTTCGGTCTTTAGCTTGTCACCGCCCCGAACAAAAATGGTCCCAACGTCAGACTCGGTCGGCGCTCCTGCGTAATCAGAGATGGCAAAGTACACCTCGTTGTACCAACCTTTCTTGCGCCGCATCATCTCTTGCGCCTGATTAAGATCAGCGTCGAAGAACCGCTGCCGCATGTGGTGAAACCGCATGATCGGCAGGCCGCCGTTACAGAATTCAAAAACGTCCTCGAAGATAGCCTCGAACGGCTCTTCATATGTCCACCAGTTGCCGGACAGATCTACCTTCAGGTTGTACCCATCCTGCTCGGCGATGATGTGCGCGGCGATGATGTTCTCGATAACGGAGAAGAAGCCAGAGTTCGGTGGCTGGTAGCTGACGTATCCATGGATAGCGCCCGCGCCAGGTGCGACGATGTCGTCGGCAAACCCTTGCAGGGTGTACCAATCATCTTCTTCCACATGCCACAGCCGGTTAGCTCGCTCGAATCCCATGCAGCCAGCTATTTCCTGCGCGTACCAGAAATTCTTTGGCAGCTCTTCCGGCAGCATGTCGTCGATGTCATCCCAATCGACCGCGCCCCAGAAGGCGAACCGCGCTGCGATAGCACCGAGCCGAGGATGCCTGCCATGTTTCGCACCCATTTTGATTAACGTTTCCGTGGGCATAGCTAGCCGTGTGCGGAATGCGTCATCAGTCATCTCGGCAATCAGCGCAAGGATGTCCTCGCGCAGATCTGCGGGGTCGTCGGGCGACCGATAGCGGTTAAATTGAATCACTTTCTCCTCCCAATACGTATCTTTCCCTTCGTGACATGCCACTGGTTGTTTGCGTGGTGTCGTTCGAGGTCGTGGTGCAACAGTCCTTGCCGCACCCTGTCTATCCTAGACTGGCGCATCAGACTGTTCCGCTCCCTTCCGCCTGTTTGCTGACTATCCAAGTTAACCATCCAATTAAGCGTTTCAATGTCTTTGTCGCGGTCGGTATCCCACAGCCTATCTGCCAGCGGCTTTAAGTAAATGCCCACAAAAGACTGTACGCGCATCTTGCTTGTGGGTGGCTGCCGCAACAAAGTCTTGTCAGGTATCTCTATGCCCAATCCCTTGAGCCACCACCATAGCTGCCCAACAGTTTTGTCCTGCCGAAACGCCTTGATAAGCATCGCATCGTAGAGTCGCTGTTTATCCATGGTTCATAATCCTGAATGCGATCTCTTCTGATGCGTACTCCCAGTCCTTACATTGATGACAGATCATGGCCGCACGCTCACGCTCACGTTCCACGATCAACCCAGCAAACTGCAACAAGCAAGCAAGGTCGCCGTCCATCCCTTCGTCCGTGTGGAGAAACTGCTTGCCATCCCACTCATGCTTGACCCACGGCAGGATCCCCGCACTAACCGCCAACTCCAGCACCTCTTCTCTCTTCATAGGCCACCTCCTAGATGTAGAGTAATACAGCACATGATTCTTGTCAACACCCGTGTATTGCAAGTTCCGTGTTTAGGTTCCCCATGGGTGATAGCCCCCTCCTTGCGGAGCACACTCGGGGTATCTGCCCTGCCCAGCTACTGATCTTGTCAGCAGCCTAGCTGTCCCAGAAGGCAACGATTATCTCGATGGAAGGTATGTCTCACCACTGGCCCTTCCCTCTTGTGCTATCCCTCGTTGAAGGTAGCGTGGCTCGCAGGCGGGTCAGACCTCGGCCAGTGTTCTCTCTCCAGCAGCCCATGCAGGCTCACTGCTATCGCGGGAGGTGCGCCCGGCTACCTGCCGGGACAGGTAACTTACTTCGTTGGCTCGTCAACAATCTTGCCGCGCTCAATACCTACGCGGTGCTTAATCTCAACGGCGTAATACGTAAAGTCCACGTAACCATGAGCTGCCTTGTCCGCAGCATATTCACGGCAGCGTTCTATGGCTGACTCAAGTGAGTCGTGAAGAAATTTAAAGTTGGCGCGAAGGCCAGATGGGGAACGCGCAAAGACGGCGTACTTTGGAGACGTTGCTTCGTGCAATTGCTGCACGGCCTGTCTGTTTGTCGGCTCTTCCACGTTCCCGTCCTAATCAAGGGTTGCGGAGGCCATAAAAAAACCCTTAAATTCTGGCTCTCCGTGTGTGCGCACGTTCCCTTTCGGGGCGAGAACCAAAACTTAAGGGCTTTGGATTTCTGTCACTGCGCACACAGTTACATGCGCATGATAGGACAGGAACAGAATCTATGCAAGGGGGGTGACTACTCGCTGCACTGGCGCTTTCTCTCATCCGGTGGTGGTTCCGGGAACTCACCAGCATCCGCTTTCGTCACCGGCAATTATACAGGAACGATCTATTGTATGGGAAAAAAGACCCCGGCAAGGGGAAGAGCCGGGGCTGGGAAAAAGCAGCGTCTCTCTCGCTGCTGGTCGCCAGGCATTCGGCAGAAGAGGAGGTTCACACGTGAAGGAGAGTGAAGTATCCGCCGAGCACCCGACCCAACGATACCCGATGCGCCCGCTCATGGCAACGTTTACATGAACAGATGGTTGCAACACATGGTTCTTGTTTTATTTCGACTGTTGACGTATACTAGATCTAGTAGTACAGTCGCCACTATATCTAGGGGAGCAATATGAAACTCACCAACAAGCATGGCCTACCTGAGACGTTCATCAACGTGATCCAGCGGCCTACTTACAGCCGGGGTAACAGTGAGATATCTGTCACCGAAATCCTATCACCACCGCAGCTAGTACTCCTGCGCCGCCGTCATGCCGAGGACATTGAAGTCGATGCGGCAGACCAAGTCTGGAGTCTGTTCGGCAGCGCAGTCCACAACATCCTGCAACATGGCAAGGATGAGCATCACGTTGTCGAGGAACGCCTGTTCACCACGTTCGAAGGCTGGAGTATCAGCGGTGCTATCGACCTGCAAACCTTCCAGCCAGATGGGTCGGTCATCATCTCTGACTACAAAGTCACCTCTGCCTGGGCAGTCCAGCAGCAGAAGACCGAGTGGATAGATCAGTTGAACCTGTACGCATGGCTGATCGAACGGACAAAGGCGCTGCCGGTTACTGGCCTACAGATCATCGGCATCGTCCGGGACTGGAGCCGCAGAGAAGCTGCACTCAAGGACACCTACCCGCAGGCACCTATTGTCACCATCGACATCCCGCTCTGGGATGCAGAGACACGCGAGCAGTTTGTGAAAGACAGATTGCGCCTGCACAACGAGGCTAACTTCTCGGCAGTCAGCGGTGAGATGCCGCAGTGTACGCCGGAGGAAATGTGGGAGAAGCCCACCACCTACGCCATCATGAAAGCTGGCGGTGTACGTGCGAAGAAAGTTTGCGCCACGCAGGATGAAGCAGCGGCGCTGATTGCAACCAAGTTCCCCGATCATCAGATTGAGGTCAGAGAAGGCGGCAGGACACGATGCGAATCTTTCTGTCAGGTCGCTCCATTTTGTCAGCAGTACAAATCCTACAAGGAGGAAGTATGAAATACCTCATCGCTATCTGGGCGCTGACCGCAGCAGGCATGGTCTGGGCAAGCTGCACATCCCACACCTTTTGTGACAACCGTGGTCGCTGCTCGTTCTGCACCACATGCTGCTACGGCGGTAACTGCACAACCACTTGCAATTAATTCGGAGAACCATAATGAAAAACATCGCCACGGCCTTGGTCAAAGCGCAGCGGGAGTTTGGCCCTGCGCTGAAGACCAGCACCAACCCACACTTCCGCAGCAAGTATGCGGATCTCTCGGCTTGCGTTGAAGCAGTCATCGACGCGCTCAACAACAACGGCATCTACCTGATGCAGCTCACAGAAGAACACGAAGCTGGTGTGAAGGTCAGCACCACGTTCATCCATGAGTCAGGCGAACAGATATCAGGTGGCTCACTGTTCATGCCTGCTAGCAAGCACGACGCACAGGGGTTTGCTAGTGCACTTTCTTACGCCCGCAGATACAGCCTGATGGCTGCCTGTGGCATCGCACCGGAGGATGATGATGGAAACTTGGCAACGAAGACTGCGCCGCCGCCAGCGGCTCCTAAAGCTACGCCCAAACCTCCTGCCGCGGTGCCAAAGCAGATGTCGGGCAAGGATAGTCAGTGGCAGCTCAAGGTTTCCACGCAACCTGAAACCTCGTTTGAGGACTGGCTTGCAGTCGTCATCGACGCGACCGTCACAGCGCTCGACATGGCAGAGTCTAAAGATGACGTCATGAACATCTACCGCACGAACGCCAACATCTACAAGCAGATTGAGATGCAAGATGAGGCAGCTTACAAGGAGCTGGTAGATACCTTCTCCACCTACAAGGGAGCATTCGATGGCAAATAAATTTCCCAACACCGGTCGGCTGAACTACAGCCAGCGCAAGGTACACCCCAAGTCACCTGACCTGTACGGTGACATCACGTTCGACCGTGCGTTCCTACGCAGCGCGATGGAAGAAGCAGATGGTGACGAGATCACTATCCGCTTGGACGCATGGCAGAACGATGGTCAGTACGGCACGTTCTTCCAGTTGAAGGTGAACACATGGAAGAAGACCGAGCCTGGACTAGCGCAGGCACCAAAGCCGCCAGCACCACCAGCCCCACAACCTGTGGACGACAGTGATATCCCCTTCTGAGGTAGCCATGGATCATCTGATTGATTACCTCCGCAGGGAGTACAAGATCCGTACCGACGCTGAGTTGGCAAAGATGTTGGGGACCAAGCCACCGGCCATATCGAAACTGCGGCACGGTGTTTCTGCGTTGACCCCAGCCCTTATCCTAAAGATCCATGAGGCATTCGATATGCCGGTCAAGGAGATCAAGCGGATTGCACATGGCAAGTAAAAGCCCCACGCAGCGCAGCCTTGAGTACCTGCGAGAGCAAGGTTATTTCTGCGCGGTAGTGGAGAAGTGGAACAGTTTTACCAAGCAGAGGCAAGACCTGTGGGGCTGGTGCGACATCCTTGCTATTCGTGAGAACGAAGTGTTAGCCGTTCAAGTCACTAGCACGGGTGTCGCCGAGCGCATCAAGAAGATTGAAGACTCACCCACGGTTGCGTTTGTTCGTAGCGCCGATATCCGAATCGAAGTACACGGATGGCGCAAGAACAGCAAAGGCCGGTACGTATTGAGAGTGGAGGATATATCGTGAAAGCATTTCCGAATGTGACTGGCGAGAAAGGGATGGACTTGCGGGATTACTTTGCGGCAAAGGCGATGCAGGGAATGTTAGCGAACAGGGGGGTTATTTACGGCACAAACGCAGATAAAGATGATTACAACGGAGCAAAACGCGCATACAAAATAGCAGACGCAATGATGAAAGCAAGGGAACAAGATGGAAACTAGCCACCCACAGTTTGAGTCCGTCAAGGTAGGGATCAAGCAGGATAACTCCGGCTACATCCTGACGCTGCGTATCCATCCCGATGATCTGGATGAAAGGATCATGCGGGACTTCGTGGGCGCACGGTACATGACCGTGATGGTCAGACTGAATGAAGAAGAGCGCCCGATGAACCGCGAAGCAGAGCTTGCCAAGGACATGGTGCGTGTGTCCGGGATGCTCTGCCGTGACCCAGACTTCTGGACATTCTTGCAGGAGTCCGGGCAGATTATTGAGAAGTCAGATAAGGAAGCGACAACATGGTTAAAGACATACCTGAAGGTGGAAAGCCGCGCCGACATTGGAAAAAGTCAGCAGGCGGTGGAGAAGATGCTGTCAATAAAGCAGGAGTTCAACGCATGGAAAAATCGCGGCTGATCCCGTACTCGGTCTACCTCGATGCTGACATCCACGAAGCACTGAAGGATCGTGCGCGTAACCGTGGTGCCAGCAAGATGGTGCGCGACGCCATCACGATGATCTTGGAAGGCAGCGATCAGTTCTCATCTGGCTACAAGCAAGGGGTGCGGGACGCGATGGACATCATCCACAAAGATGCGCTGGCTGCCACGGTGTCTGTTAATGATAAGAAGATTGGCGACCACCTGATCGACCAGGTAGAGGGACTGCTGAATGACTAGGGATGACATTGCGAGATGGGCGCAGGAAGCCGCCATCATGCCGCCTGATTGGGGTGCTACCGAGAACCAGTGGCGCAGTCTGGAAGCCTTTGCCAACCTAGTCGCAGCAGCGGAGCGCGAGGCGTGTGCGAAGGTGTGCGAAAACGAAATTGAAAAGGCAAAGCCTGTGTACTCTGTTACGGCAGAGAATGCATTGAAAGCTATCCGCGCAAGGGGGCAAGGATGATTGACGGTAAGCCCACCATCATGATCGGCACCCCTGCCTACGGCGGTGCCATGTTCATGGAGTACGTGGATAGTCTGGTGCGTAACATCGGATTCCTTGAGAGCAAGGGCATCAAGACCCGCTGGCAGTTCATGAACAAAGAGGCACTGATTACTCGCGCCCGCAACGAGATCGCCCGCTACTTCCTTGATGAAACGCGGGATGACTATCTCATGTTCATTGATGCCGATATCTGGTTCCCGACCGACGGCATCTACAAGTTACTCCAGCACGAGAAGGAAATGGTGTGCGGGATCTACCCCAAGAAGTTCATGTTCTGGAACCGCATCCGTGACGCCGCGCTGCGGGGCGAGAAGGATATTGAGAAGTTCGGCTGCTCGTATGTACTGAATGCGGTGGACGACCGTGGCGATCCCGACGCTGTGCCGCTGAATGATGACGGGCTGGTGGAAGTTCTGCACGGCGGCACCGGCTTCATGCTGATCCACCGCAACGTGTTCAAGGAACTGCGATTCAAAGTACCAACGTACCGCACCAGCCTGATCCAGGATAACGGCCAGTTCTTGGCACCGCTGACCCGCGAGTTTTTCGGCACCAGCATTACCGAGCTTGGCCTGCTGTTGTCAGAGGATTACCACTTCTGCGAACTCTGGAAAAAAGAGGGCGGTAGAATTTACGCTGATCCCACAATTGAGTTACGTCACGTAGGCCAACATGTCTACGCGGGTGATCTCATGCGGGCAGGAAGAAACAATACGTAAGGAGAAACAAATGTTACGAGATGGACAGTTCATCAAAGAGCCGCCGCCAAAGATCGGCAGCCACTACGTACCCAAGTACTACCAGACCGTTCTCGAAGGCCAGCCGATAGAAGGCGAGAGCCGGTGGGAAATGTTCTACCGCAAGAACATCTCGCCGTTCGATGTCGGCGCGATCATGATCCTGATGTACGTGGTTATCGCAGTGGTAGTTGCTGTCTTGCGTGAGTTGTTTCACCTGCTGTTTGGATGACCCGCAAACTATTCGAGATGGCTAACCGAGCGGCGGAAGATGAGGGACTGGTCTACGCCCCGGACTCTGCGGCGATGTCTTGGATGCGCAAGTTCTCCAAGATGATCGCCGTGGCAGAGCGCGAGCGGTGCGCCCGGCTATGTGAAGAAGCAGGGCAGCACGACATGGCAGCAGTTATCAGAAGGGGAGAGGAATGAACAGAGATGACATTATCCGCATGGCGAAGGAGGCGGAGGCGTGGAGTTTGGTAGACCATGACGGCATCGCCGCGCTTGAACGCTTTGCCAACCTAGTCGCAGCAGAGGAGCGCGAGGCGTGTGCGAAGGTGTGTGAGGCTGAAGGTGAACGAGTCGATGCGTCTTGGGTAAGTTGCGCGTTCGCCATCCGCGAGAGAGGTGCGCCAGCATTGGAACGCCTAAACAAAGCCGCTGAAGATAACGGGGAGCCGCTATGACTAAAGAAGAAGCATGGCTTATGTGGATGAACGAATCCAAGCACTACATTGAGTACGACTGGGACACGATCAAGAAGTCCTCGTACTGGCAAGCGTTTTCCCGTGGTTGGGATGCGGCATCTGTCAACGTTAACGGATGGGACGATGCCTACAAGATGGGCATGGAGGCAGGCAAAGAAATGGAGAAGAGCCATGCAGTATAAAAAGGAACTCATACGCGAGCTGCGCGATGTAGCAGTCCTATTCCATGCTAGTCAGGAGCTACCGTACAAGCTGTTGGAAGTGCTTGATAAACACCTGCCCCATATTGGCGACGTGTGCTGTGAACGCGGGTGCATTGAGTATCAGGAGAAGAATCCTTGAAGGTCGCTGTCCATAACCACTACGAGTTCATCACCCGCGACGGCTTCCTGTTCAAGAACGAGAACAGCAACGTCGGTCACAACCTGCTACGCCCGTGGGTAGAGCTGTACAAACTGTGCCAGTCCACCGGCATCGAGATGTACACGCTTGACCAGGTTGATCCGGCAGAGCTGGACTTCGTGATCTACATGGATCGCCCGCAGGTAGAGCCAGAGATCGGCAACGCCAAGAAGGCACTGATCCTGTACGAACCAGAGCTTGTCCTGCCGCAGAACTGGGATGCTGCCTATCACGATCAGTTCATGAAGGTGTTGACGTGGGATGACAAGCTGGTCGGGCGCGGCAACTACGAGAAGCATAACTTCACCGTGGACTGGAGCAGCCGCACGCAGCCCATCATCGACTGGAACAAACGCAAGCTGCTGTGCATGATCCAGACGGCCAAGAACTACGACCATCCGAACAGCCTGTACCTAAAGCGGATAGAAGCCATCCTCTGGTTCCAGCAGAACGCCATGTGGGAGTTCGACCTGTACGGCAGAGGCTGGGACATCCGGCACTTCTTCTGCGCCAAGGGCACGACAGATAACAAGATCGATCTCTACAGCAATTACAAGTTTGCCCTGACGTTCGAGAACTGTGACAACGCCACGGGCTACATCAGCGAGAAGATGCTGGACGCCTTCTTGGCAGGCATCGTGCCTATCTACTGGGGCGCACCCAACGTCCACGATCACATCCCGCGTGAGTGCTTTATCGACGCGACGGACTTCGGCAACTGGGAAGAACTGTACGGCTACCTGCGCGGCGTGACGTACGAGCGGTACTGCGAGTATCAGCAGTGCATCGACGAATGGATCCGGTCAGAGAAGGCCATCCCATTTAGCAACGACCACGAGATCAAACAGTTGTACAAGTTGATTGAGGAGGCGAGATGAACATCGCTGTAGTCACCAGCACACGAGGTCGCCCGACTATCCGGCAGGCTATAGACAGCGTGAAGGCGCAAACACGGGGAGCCAGACACTATGTCTTCGCACACGGTAAAGATTGTTGGGACGCTGTATCGGCAAATACAGAAGGCAGTGACGTTGATGTTGTTTATCTTCCAGTTGCCAACGGGGGTGGGGGTTATGCTATGGCTCCTGTTTACGCTGCTGCTCCTTACTTGGTCGGTGAAGACCTGATTTTCTACCTCGATGACGATAACCTCTACGACCCTGACCATATCGAATCCATCACCACACTAATAGAGCAGCATGATCTGGGCTGGGCGTACAGCCTGCGCAAGATCGTAGACAACGACGGCAACTGGATCTGTGATGACAACTGCGAATCACTAGGCTGTTACCCGAACTCGCACCAGCAATACTTGGTGGACAACTCCTGCTATGCGGTGAAGACGGAATATGCCCGCAAGCACAGCCACGCTTGGTATGTACCCGTCGTATCAGACCGTTCGTTTCAAGCGGCGCTGATGCGGGACAAGATCAAGTGCGGCACTACCGGCAGACACAGTGTCAGCTACCGACTGTCAGCAGATGGCAGCGGCGGCATGACCAAAGAGAAATTCCTCGGCAACAACGAGTGGATGGCACAGCATCGTCCAGGCTTTGAGTGGACAAAAAAACAGATCTTTAACTTCTAGGAGAGCAATGTGGCAAAACTATATATCGCGTCGCCCATGTACGGTGGACTTTGCTATGGCTATTACGCGCAGTCATTGATGACCTTGCAGAACAACCTGCGGGACAATCGCGTGGACATGGCTTGCAGCTTTCTGTTCAACGAGTCCCTGATCCAACGCGCACGTAACGCGCTTGTCCACGGGTTCCTGAAGACGGATTACACCCACATGATGTTCATTGATGCTGATATCCACTTCAACCCGCAGGACGTTCTCCCGATGCTGCTGGCTGACAAGCCGATCATCTGCGGCATCTACCCGAAAAAAGAAATCAACTGGAATCAAGTCCACGCTGCTGCTGTCGCAGGCGTACCGCCGCACGAACTCCGCAAGTACAGCGGCTCCTTCGTGGTCAACCTAGTTAACTACCAGAACGAACAGCGCGTAGAACTGGACAAGCCAGTAGAGATTTGGAACGGCGGCACGGGCTTCATGATGATCAAGCGCGAAGTGTTCGAGCAGCTCAAAGATCATGTGCCCACCTACATCAATGACACCAATGATCTGAGCGGTGCGATGGGCAACGACCGTGTGCATGAGTTCTTCGCCACCAGCATCGAGCCGATTGGCGAACGCCTGCTGTCCGAGGACTATCACTTCTGCAAGATCTGGCGCGACAAGTGCGGCGGCACCGTGTGGGCAGCACCGTGGGCACAGCTCGGCCATATCGGCACCCATAAGTTTGACGGCGTTCTGACAGAGAAGCCTCAACCACCACAACCACAAGAGGTATAAATGTTCATACCCGGCAAGACTTACATCCCTGCCTCCGGGCAGGTGGTGGGCGACCGCGAGAAGGAGTTGATGCACGAAGCCGTTGACCGTGGGTGGTTGACGGCAGGTGCGTTCAACCGGCAACTGGAAGAGGGGCTGACCAAGTTCCTCGGCTGCAAGGCGGTACGCACCACCAGCTCTGGTAGCTCTGCCAACCTGCTGGCCTTCTCCGCGCTTACCAGCCCGTCGCTAGGCAAGCGTGCGGTACAGAAGGGCGATGAAGTCATCAGCGTCGCCTGCGGCTTCCCTACCACCATAGCGCCGATAGTTCAGTTCGGTGCCGTGCCGGTGTTCTTGGATGTCAACAGCACCCTGAACATCGACACGCGCAGGCTGGAGGACGCCATCACCAGCAAGACCAAAGCCATCATGATCGCGCACACGCTGGGCAATCCGTTCAACATAGACGCCATCATGGAGATCGCTGACCGCTATCAACTGTGGGTCATTGAGGATACCTGTGACGCGCTCGGCTCCCGCTGGCGTGGCCGCAACGTCGGCACGTTCGGTGATCTGGCTACCCTGTCTTTCTTCCCGGCGCATCACATCACGACGGGCGAAGGCGGGGCAGTCATCATCAACAACACCAAGCTGTCCCGACTGGTGGAGTCCTTCCGCGACTGGGGCAGGGACTGCTGGTGTGAGCCTGGACAGAACAACACCTGCAAGCGCCGGTTCGATCAGCAGTTCGGCGAGCTGCCGCACGGCTATGATCACAAGTACGTGTACACCCATCTGGGCTACAACCTGCGTATCACCGAGATGCAGGCCGCCTGTGGCGTGGCACAGCTTGAGAAGCTGTACAAGTTCATCTCCGCCCGTCGGTCGAACTACGGCTTCCTGCGGGAGCGGCTGGATACTTACGAACAGTTCTGGCTGCCGACGGTTTACCCAGACGCTACCCCAAGCTGGTTCGGGTTCCCGATCACCATCAGCCCGACAGCCAAGTTCAGCCGGGACAAACTGACACGGTATCTGGAAGACCACGCTATCGGCTGCCGCCTGCTGTTTGCTGGCAACGCAATCAAGCAGCCGTTCATGAAGGGTCAGAACTACCGTGTGCACGGACCGCTGGAGAACACGGACTACGTGATGAACAACACGTTCTGGCTAGGCGTACAACCGGCGCTGACAGAGGAGATGCTGACCTACGTCTGCGACACCATCGACGCTTTCATGAAGGAAAACGGATGAAGGTATCTGACTACATTTGCTCAAAGATCAAAGAGCTAACAGGGACGGATACCGTATTCCTGCTGTCCGGCGGTGGCATGATGCACCTGCTGGACAGCGTGGGTAAAACGGACGGCCTGAAGTACATGCACCTGCACCACGAGCAGTCCTGTGGATTTGCCGCCTACGCCTACGGCAGGACGGTGAACTCTACGGGTGTGCTGTTTGTGACCTCTGGCCCCGGCGGTACGAACGCTATCACCGCTGTGGCATCGGCATTCGCAGACAGCGTACCCATGCTGATCATCTCTGGGAACATCACCCAGACCTTCTCGGCACACGGACTGAACCTGCGCATCCGTGGTTTCCAAGAGCTAGATATCGTCGAGGTAGTCAAACCTATTACCAAGTACGCCAAGTTCATCTCGTCTGCCAGCGATGTCAAACACGAGCTGGAGAAGGCTGTCTTCCTTGCCAAGGACGGACGCCCCGGCCCTGTGTGGCTGGACATCCCGCTAGATGTACAGTGCGCTGACATCACGCCCGATACCCTTGAGGGCTACACCGGCTTCTCGTCTAACGCTGCGCCGACGATGGATCTGGTGCAGGACATCCGGCAACGCCTGCAATCAGCCAAGCGACCGCTGATCCTGTTCGGCAACGGCGTGTTCACCAGCGGCGGCAAGGATGCCGCTAGGAAGATGGCACAGCGGTTCTACATCCCGGTGCAGACAACGTGGGGTGCGGTCGATCTGATCCCCGATAACTACGTCACTTACTTCGGACGGTCGAACTCTTTCGGCCCACGCTATCCCAACATCATCATCCAGAACGCCGACTACATCCTGTCCATCGGGGCGCGGCTTGGCGTACAGCACACCAGCCATAACATCGAAACGTTTGCCAGAGGCGCGTTCGTTGACATGATCGACCTTGATCCGGCAGAGGCGAACAAACCAGGGCTGAATGTCGGCAGGCACTCGCGGGTCTGCGGCACCAAGCTGATCAACGCGCTGCTGGATGAGCCACCTGTCTGGGCATCCCAACAGTGGATGGACTACTGCCGCACGGTACGCGACAAGTTCCCTGTTGCGCCCAACCTGCAAGCGGTACGAGAAGATCACTACGTAGATCCGTACTACTTCTACGCCGAGCTAGGCAGCCAGCTACCAGACGACGCGGTGCTGACGCCGACAGGGTCAGGGCAGGCGTTCATCATCGGCCATCAAGTGCTGGAGATAAAAGAGAACACCCGGATGTTTGGTGCCAAGAACCTAGCCATGATGGGTTCGTGCCTGCCGTCTGCTATCGGTGCGCACATGGCAACCGGCAAGCAGGTCATCTGTGTCACAGGCGACGGCGGCATACAACTCAACCTGCAAGAGCTAGCCATCATCCAGCACCACAACCTGCCCATCAAGATATTCGTCTTCAACAACGCCGGGTATCACGCCATCAGGATCACGCAGGAGAAGTACTTCGAGAGCAGGTATGTTGGATCTACTGAGCATACCGGCGTACACATTCCGTCCTTCTCCAACGTGGCTAACTGCTACGGCCTGCGCTACCGCAAGCTACACAGCAACATCCAAGTCAAGACGCTGGTAGCCAACATACTGACTACTGACGGACCAGAGATCATTGAGGTCATCCTTGATCCGCACAAGCCGACGGTGCCGACTATCGGTTCCTACATGCGAGCTGATGGCACGATGGGTTCGCGTCCGCTGGAAGACATGGCACCGCTGGTAGACAGGGATGAACTGCGCAGCCTGATGTACATAGACTTGGTTGAGGAGAAGGCATGAAGATCGCCATACTCGGAGCTACTAGCCACATAGCCAAGGATCTGATCTTGTCTTTCGAAGACCGGCATCAGTTGTATCTGTATTCCCGCAGGCCGCCTGCCGTGACGCGATGGATTGTGCAGAGTAATCTCCAGAACTACACAAACTATGATTACACCGAGTTCCGTAATCACATCCAGTTTGATGCCATCCTGAACTTTGTCGGCGCGGGTGATCCTGAAGCCATCAAGAGTCTCGGTAAACGGATTTTCGGCATCTCAGAAGCGTATGACCAAATGGTGCTGGACTATCTTCAAGACCATCCCGACTGCCTGTACATCTTCATGTCTAGCGGCGCTGTCTTCGGTGACAGTTTTCCGACACCTGTCAATAATCAGACACGTTCTGTATTTCCTATTAATAACATTCAGCCGCACCATTACTACGGTTTGGCAAAGGCACAGTCGGAATACCGACACAGGATGTCTGACCGGAACATCATCGACCTGCGCATCTTCAACTACTTCAGCAGCACGGCCAACCTGCAAAGCCAGTCCATGATCTGCGGGATGCTGCGCTCTATCCTTGAAGGCAAGGAGTTTGTGGTTGACCGCGTGGACGTCACCAGAGATTACGTTGGCCCCAATGACTTCCACCAGATGATCAACGTCCTGCTAAACCAGGAGAAGATCAACACGGCGATAGACTTGTACAGTCGATTGCCTATCTCCAAGGACTTGCTGATAGAACACATGAAAGAGCGATACGACTTGCGGGTGTGGGTGCGTAACGACGCGGTGGCTCATGCAACAGGCGTGAAAGAGAATTATTATTCTACGAACCTCGAAGCCTACGCGCTGGGCTACAGGCCAACGCTAACGTCGATTCAGACGATCTTCGAAGAAGCGGACAAATTACTGAAGTGCAATTAACAACGACACGCTGGTGTGCCCACTGCACTAGCTTCCGGCGATTCCCCGGAGGCTACTTCAAGATACGGCACGGCAGACGCCAGTGGATATGTAACGAGTGCTACGAGAAAACAAGGCCAAAAAATGTGGTGCCCGACGTGTGATAAACCTACCCAAGTAATCGACACCCGCAAGTATCAGGACGTATCAAAGTCATTTGATTTTGTTCATCGGCAACGAATATGCCGGGAGTGCAACAGTCGATTCCAGTCTATAGAGATCCCGCAGGAAGTGTGGGAGAAACACTATCGCCCGCGAAGGAAGCAAAGTGAAGTCGGTTAAGGAGTATATGAACGAAGTAGCAGAGGTAGGCTGCGTTCTTTGCCACCATCTCGGCTACGGTCACTCGCCTGCTCACCTGCACCATCCGCGAGATGCGGTGGGCGGAGCGCAACGTGCGTCAGATTGGCTGGTGATACCCCTCTGCCCTGAACACCACCAAGGACAGTCTGGCTACCATGGGTTAGGAAGCAAAGGGTTTTATACACGCTACAAGCTCACAGAGTGGGATCTGATGGCGATGACTATTGAGCGCCTGCATAACTCTTCTTAACTTCAATTCTCGCCTCTTCCATCTGCTGCGCAAGCTCGCCGATCAATATCTTGATCCGGTCAATCTCTTCCTTCTTCTGTGCGCCCGTCATCGTTTCATCGTTACGGATCGCCTGTACAACCTGGCGCATCTTTGCCATGTCCTTCGACGCGTTGTCGTAGAACTTAGCCATCGCAATCTTGTCGCCCTTCTCTGCCAGGATTTCTTGCACCTTGTCTGCCTGACCTAGCTGCGCGAAGTGCCGCATGTCGGCGTACGCTTGGCTGATCTCTTTGTTGTTCTCGTAGAAGGCTGTGACGTACTTGGATTGCGTAGACGGTAGCGACTTGATGAAACCCATCGACATGGTCTCTGTCCAGTTGGCGTCAGGGTAGGCAGACTTGGAGAACGGCATCACGGCATAGTGCGACGTTGCCGAGATGGTGCCGCCCAGCCAGCCAAGATATCCCTTGATGGCATAGTCCACCTGTACCGGCGATACCTCGGTAGCTTCCGGCAAGAAGACATTCGATACCTTGGATAGCGCGATAGCCAGCGGGCTAGTTCTCTCCGCTATACGCTCGGCCTTCGACAGGCGTTCCATGCCAGCAGTTTCAATCGGTGCCCCGGTGAAGCTGTCCTTGTTAGCGTACAGATCAACCAGCGGCTTGATAATCTGTGGGATTGGGTTGATCGCAAAAGTATCCGTCAGCATCCGGCTAAGTGACTGCCCGAACACTTTGCCCTCTGCGCCTTGATCCACGATCTGCTCGACCACGCGCTCTGCCAGCGTACCCATAGCGCCAATCTCAAATGGCTTCGGCACACGGATTGCCGTATCCATACCCGGCAACTTGAACCACCAGAAGTTGTCACGGTCCCACTGTTCCCGCTTCTTGTATTCCTCGTCATCCTTGAATGCCATGTACAACATCAGAGATGCCAGCACAACAGCGCCCATGACGATGCTGAACTGCTCTGCCCGCTGCTTATCTGTGGCTTCTATCGGTTTGCCAGTGGCCGTGTTGTAGATTACTCGGCTAGTAGGAATCACACCGTCACGACCCAGTTTGTACAAGCCCTGCACACGCGCATTCAAGAATGGAATTACCTGCGTCACCAAGCGGAAGGCAGGCCACGACCCTTGCATGGAAAAGTCCAGCATATCCCGTGCGTAGAACGATGCCTCCAGGTGCGTATAATTTTTCTTGGTTTCTGGATTGACTGTTTCTCTTAGCTGCTTGTACAGCGCCATACGGTTGGCGGATTCCGATTTGTTGCCAAGCTCCTGATACGCCCGCCATGCCTTACCGATACCGGCCTGAATCTTCTTCTCGTTATCCAGGATGTTCTCACCCTTGACACCGCTGTCTAGTAGGCGCTTGATCAGTTTGGCCTGATCGCCTTCGTAAGCAGAACCAAAGTTGAAGATAGCCCCGCCTGCCAGCGCAGAGATGTGCGCCGGGTTATTGCGATCAGATGCTGCCCAGCCCTCAATCACGTTAGCAAACGGATTCTTCTTCAGATCAGTGACAGCGATAGCCGAGATAGAGTCGCGGAACAAGTTGCGAATCTTGAAAGCAGGCGACAGCGTGACACCGAATTGCAGCATGTTCTTGAAGTCGCGGGCCAGATCGAGGAACTTGGACTTCGGCCCCATGTACCCGATAGACATGATGGATTCCAGCAACAACGGTTCTGCGATGTCAAAGTACGCAGGCTTGCCATCGATCATGGTCTTGATCATGCCCTTGCCGCTGGTGGTGAACTCTGGCTTTAGCTTGCCGTCGTTGATTAACTCACCTGACTTGCTGCTGTAGACCTTGCCATCGCGCCACTCCAGCCCGACCTTTAGGTTTGGATACGCACCACCCAAATCCATCGCCGCCCGGACGGTGGCATTAGCAGCCTCGTTCTTCATGGACGCAGACAGGATGTGGCTCCAGTTGCGTAGCGTGTTCTCCATCAGATCGCCGAATGGTTTCTCTCCACCCTTCAGCGCCTTCGAGAAGTACTGGTTGATCAGCCCTGACTTGGTAGCCGCGCCCTGCACGTCACCGTTCTCATCCATCACCTTGTAGAACGGGATGTAGTTGATGTCACGGCTGTAGACCTTGAACGCTTCTTTGTCGATGATGCCCTGCTTGTAAGCAATACGCAGCACCGAGCGGTTCAGCTCGTTCATGTCCTTCTGAACCTGCTTGTACACCTCTAGTCTGGACTTGTTGCCGATCTTTCCTTCAGCCAGCTCTGCTCGTCGCGCTACGATATCTCTATTCACAGATGGTGCTTTACCCTGCGCCACCAGTTGCGCGTCACGTTGCAACGCCACCCAGATTTGATACCGATCCACCTCGTTGCCCACGGGCTCCAATACTTTTAGCAAACCCTTGGTCTTTGGAGCAATGTCGAGAGCGCCGTCAGTCAGCTTGACCTGGCCGTTAAACAGTATGCCCTCCAGCGCACCGTCGATAGTCTTCGACATGCGGGCTTTCATGTAGGCTTCTTCGCTGATGTCTTTGATCGAGCGGTACTGGTCAGCCACACCTTGCGCCAGCTTCATGAAAAAGCCGTCACGCATCCCATCTATCTTGTCGATGATGGTCTTCTTCTCCGGAGCAAACACTGGTTCGAGCGCAGAGTACAGATCGTCAGGCACACCATCGAACTGACTCTTCTTCAGAGTGCGCTTCTGTAACGCTTTTTGCGCAGCGGCTTTGGCTTTCTGTGCGGTGGTTTTTGGTTCTTCTTCTGTTTCCGCTAGCGTTTCAAACTTACGCCCCACCATCCTGTACATGGTGTCGATGTCTTGGATTGGAGTGGTCAACACTTCTTCCGACAGGGCAACCAATCGCTCTAACGCGCTCTGCTGGCTCTTGTTGATACCAAGCAGCTTGCGGATAGCTTCGACAAATACTTTGAATCCGTTTGACCGCTTGTACTCAATACCAGCCAGGTATTTTTGTATCTCGATCTCAACCATGCCATACGCAACAAGCTCATCGATGTTGGCTAGCATTTGCTTGGTGTTGAGCTTGGCTGGCACTGGCCTACCAGCAGCACGATCTTCCCTCACCTTCTTCATGATGAACTTGCGAAGGATTTCCAGATCGCCTACCGGGCCACCTCTTGCCTTGCCCGTCTGCCTTGAGATGTAGAGCTGCCCCATCGTCGCCAGGTGGATCATCTCGTGCAGCAGCGTGCGGTAATTGGTGCCGACTACCTTATCTGGCTGACCGGGCACGTTAGGGCCGTTGACGCGCACGTCGTACTTTGGGCTTTGCCCAAGACCAACAGGAACCGGCGTTACCGTTCCGTAGGTATTCTTGCGGCGCATTCTGCCCTTGATGACGCCAAAGCTCATCTGAATGCCGCGATCATTCATCAGCTTGACACGGCTACGCACAGCCTCTGCCACAGTCCTAGCAAAGCCGTTGGGCGCGTTCTTTACCAGCCAGTTGGAAAGCTGCACAACATCCATGCCATCTACCTCTTGAGCAATCTGCTCCAGAGGCTTTTCAATCGTGTATGTCTGCTGATCCGGCGGCGTTCCTTCTGGCGGCTTGGGTGCGGCTGGCTTCTTGGGCTTGGTTGGTGGTCTAGGCTCTGTGCGCAAGACGCCAAACACATTCTCCAGTGGTGTGGCTACAGCTACGTTGCCAAACATATCTGGCTCTGCGGTTGCCTGTGCCGCAGCCTTGTTGGCTTCTGCTGCTAGCTCAATCAAGGAGTCGCCGATCCTGCGCGGCGCATTCTTGTTGGCGGCAAACATGCTGACTACCTCGCGGGTCAGCGGGTCCATCTCGATGTCGCCCTGATCTATGTACTCGCCCAGATCCTTGCCCTGCCGACGAGCGTTGACCGCCAGCTCTGCGGCCTTGGTTACATAGTTGCGTACATCGTAGTCACCAGAACCTTGTAGGTTGGACATGGCAGGTGCTGCTATCGCCATGCCGCGCAGTATCTGCAACGCCTCTGGATCGGTGGTCTCTGCGTATAAATCAATCAGCGCATCGTTCTCATAAGCGCGGGCAAACAGCGCATTTGCCAAGCGAGTCTGTGCCAACGGCGTAGGCTGCCCCTGGCGATTCATGAGTTGCGCCTGCTCCTCTTTGGGCATCGAGGCGACAAACTGACGCAGTGAAGCAATGGTTGGGCTGCCATCTGTGAGAAACTCAATCCCTTGCAGATCAAACCTGCCCATGTCGATCTTTGCCTGTTCGGTAGGCGACATACCTAGCTGACCGCCAACGTTGCTCTTGTCAGCGATGTCAGGCGTGAGCGAGGACTTGGGCATGATGCGCACGAGAACGGGCTGCTCCATGGCATCGATCACACTTGCCTCAACGCCGTGCGCCTGATCTTCTATCATGCTGCGCACATAGTCGGTATACGGGCCGCTGCGATACAGCTCTTGCAGCCCAGCTATGCGCCCGTTGCCAGCGACCGGTCTGATGCCCTCGAATGCCGGATCAGCGTACTGCTCAACGGTCGTGCCATCAGCGCGGTTGCTAGGCGTAATTTCACGAGCATCTAGCACAGCGTATTGCACAGGAATTTTGGTGCCGTCAGACGCAGATACAACGTCAACGCGGCCCAACTGATTTTCATCAACCTGTACATCGCTAATAACCACCGGAGCGCCTGCACCAAAATCTCTGGAAACAGATAGGCGGTTGTAGTCCGGCTGCCGAGCGATGCTCATCATCTGCTGAATAGATGCGGGCTTGGTGCGATCACGGTTCTGGATATCGGCCAACGACAAACCAAAATCTTCCGGCTTGCCCTCCCAGTAATTCTGCAACGCCTTGGTTGCTTCTTCTGGCGGCTGCGCAATTCCTGGTGGCGGGGGTGGAGGCGGCTCCGGTGTTGGAGCAGCAGCACTAGGCTCTTCAATTGTTCTTGGCAACGTTGCCAAGGGCGATGGCTCAACCGGCGCAGCAGCAGGCTCTACCGCTGGTTCTTCTGGTGGCGCAGCTTCTGGTGGTGGCGCTTCTCGTCCGCGTGTCAGGCCAGCAGCAGTGCCGAGGCCAAGGCCGCCGACAGCAGCCATACCCATCGTCTCGCCCAGACCTTCTGTGATGCTGCGATTAGGATCAACTTGCTGCCCGGCCAGGTTCTGTGCAACCTTGCCGCCGCCCTCTTCGATCATTTCGCTGATGGTCTCGCCCGCGCCACCTTTGACAGCAGCGCCAAATCTGCCACCCTTGACCGGCACTTTCGCCATCGCTTCTTCGATAGCGCGACCGCCCGGCAATCTCTGTGCAAGCAGCGATATAACGGCAGCACCTGCACCCGTCGCACGAGCGTAGCCAAGAGCGCGGCCAGCAGCCTCCTCTTCGGATATGCCTTTGCTGACCATCTCTTTGTATAACTGTTCGTATGTGCCAGCACCGACATCAGCGCCCTGTTGCACCGCGCCTGTGCCCACAGCGCCGCTGACCGCAGTCCTAGCGCCTGCGCCTGCAATACCCAAGCCGCGTGCCACAGCCAGACCTGGCAACAGATTGGGTGCTTGTTCTGCGATGAAGTTGGATAGCAGGGCTGGATCCTTGATGGTCTCCATGAAGGCAGTAAACCCCGCCTTGAGTTCACCTTCTTTGCCTGCTTCTTTGATTTTGGCTGTGCGCTCGGCTTCACGGCGCTTCAGCTCTTCTGACTTCATGGCCTCGCCAGCTTCACGAATCTCGCGGCCAACTTTGGTTAGACCCGTGTCAGAAAAGTCGCCCGTAGCCAGTCCATATAGCTGACCAGGTAGCTGCGTCAGTGCGCCAACGCCAGAGACTACGCCAGCGCCAACGTCCTTGGCGGCTTCACCGAAAGTGCGCTCTTTGCGAGCAACAGCTTCTTTTTCTCTAACGTCAAACTGGTCAAACGGATTGCCAGCTTTAGTCTGCACATCAAACTGGTCAAACGGGTTTGCCATTTATCTTGTCCCTAAAATACGCGCGGCAGCACCGGCTCCATATTTAGCATCGAAATCCGCTGCAAGAGCAGGATTCTTTTTCAGATAATCAACCGCAGCAGCAGGCGGCGCAGTTGTTGGGGCAGGTACAGCACCACCTCTTGTCGGATCGCCCTGCATTAACTGTATTGCAGCCGCTTTTTTCTCCGCTAGACTCTTGCCCGCGTAGGACATATCGCCAGCCACGACTTTCATTGCCTCTTCAAAGCTCATGGTGTTTTGTGGTTTGCCAACGCCACGGACCATGCCAAGCTCGTTCATAAACTTGTTAGCAGATTCAGCACCCTGCGTCGCAAGAATGTTGTGATATCTGCCTAATAAGCGTTCTGTTTCTCCGGGCCGGTTAGCGGAAGAAGCATTAATTCTGGCGACGGCCAACTGATAGTCGCCATTCATCTTCGCTACTTGCAACGCACGTTGCGCCGCTTCGTCTGCTTTGTACTGCTCAACAAACAGATCAGATGCTTTTTCAACCGACTTGTTGAACTGATCGGTCTGACGAATTTGCAGTTCTTCCAGCTTGGTTTCCTTGGCCTGAACACGAGACAGCGCTTTGCCAGACGTATCGCGTCTGGCACGATCCTCCGCAAACGACAGCTCACGTTCGGTTTTCTTAATGTCTCGCTCTGTATCGCGTATGTCTTTAAGAGCAGAATTGTAAACATTGGTGGCGTCAGATATGCCACTGCCCAACGCTTGTCCTTCTTGCCCTTCTCTTGCCTGGAATAATCTAGCAGCCAAAGCCAAAGCAGCAGCACCTTTTGCCTGCTCTCTTTGTTTGCTTAAATCTTCTCTTCTTTTCCCTTCTTCTTCGCGCTCACGCTTGTACAAATCTGTGTCTACGCCCGCCTCACGTTCTGCGTCGCGTAAAGCAGCAAGCTCTGACTTGATATCCGTCGGGGCTAGAGCAGCATAATCGCGGAATCTAAATCCCCCCGGAAGCGTTAGTGATGATGCGCCAGCGGGAGCGGCAGGCACGGCAGGCATTTCACCGCCCGGCTGTGTAGCCAACCCTCTGCGGAATATTTCACTTGCAGATACCAGATCACCGTCCGCATAGCCCGACACTTGGCCGCCTTCGTCGAACGCCACAATTCCACCACCTGCCATCTGCGTCATGTTACTTGGTAACGCTGCTACGCCAGTGCTTGGAGGAGGCGCACCCGGCGCAGCCATGATCCCAGGAGGAACCTGACCCTGTGCCGCTGTAGGCTGCTGTCCCAGAACATCCTGCGCGACAGTAGTCTGCGGTGGCTGTATGGCAGACTTGGCGATGCGGTCAATCATCATGCCCGCCATCAGCGCCTTCTGTGGATCAATCATTCCCATCTGGACCATACGCGCCAAGTCAGGCTTGCTGTACTTGGTGGCAAGCTCACGGATCTCGTCTATCCGCACACCCAAGTTATCGCGCTTCATGCTTAACCCCTTGACAGATGATCAACTGCTAGGTCGGCTAACCCGCCGCCTGCATAGCCAGACATCAGACCACCTTCTTTGCTGCCAAATAATTTTTGCGCTCCATACAGCGCCGTGCCAACACCAGCAAGCTGCGCCATAGCTGACTGCGGCGCTTGATAGACAGCCTGCGTCGTCTGCGTCGGCACACCAGCAATCATCTCCTTGGCAAATGCCAACTGCTCGTATGGATACTTCTTCTGACGCAGGAAGTCTTCGTACTGCTGCGTAAGACGCTGCTGCTCCAGCGCTTGATACTGCTGACCCACACTTTGCAGCGCGTTGATGATGTCCTTCTGCTGACCAAACTGTGCCTGCCCCAACCCGCCTAGCTGCTGTGCTGCTGCAAGCTGCTGCTGCAATCCTTGTAGTGCAAGCCCAGCGCCATATTGCCGCGAGGCTTCTGTCTGACGCTGTGCTTCCAGCGCACGTTGCTGTTCTGTGGAGTACAAATTCTGCGCCTGCTCGTAAGCAGCTTGCGCACCACGCGCTTGTATGTCACCTATCTGCTGACCAAGATTGCGCTGACGCTCTGCTTCCATAATGGCTTGCCGACTACCGCCAAACGCACCCGCACCTACCGCCTGTGCCTGCTGTTTCGTGCGCTCAATGTCAGACTGTCTTCTTGCCTCACGCGCCTGTATGTCCACCACGTTCTGGTAGTAGGGCGACATGTACGACTCTGCCGCACCAGGCTGCGTGAATGACCCAGTCTGGAACTGACTAGGTATGTAATTGATGTCACCCGCCCGCAAGCCAGCAGCACCGGCAAACTGCGTAGCAGCGCCAAGCTGTTGTGCTGGTCCAAGGTTCGCAACCGCCTGCTGTGCGGTAACTTGGAACGGATCAAACCCAGCAATACGCTCCCGCGTGTACGGCTGGTATTCCGTCTTCGATGCACGGATAGCGTTCTTGGCTATATCAATAACATCGCCCCGCACTTCCGGCGGGTAGGTGTACTGGATATTAGTGGTGTTGGCAGGCGGCGCAGAACCACCGCCACCACCACCGCCGTAAACACGACCGCCCGGCTTCAGCCTTGTCGCACTCTCGCCAATCGGCTCGCCAAACGCTTCTAACTGTCTGCGGGAATAGTTCATAACTACCTCTGCAAAATTTTCGTATATACCTTGTCGGTATGCTTGTAATCCAAATATTCGAACAAGCGCGAATTATCGAGGTGGACTTTGGTATGCATGACGACTCTATTCACACCGATGTCTTTCAATATTTCTTCCGCGTACTTAAACATCTTGATTCCAGTGCGCCCTTTGCGGTACTCCGGTTTCAAATAATAAATATCTTCAAACGCCGTGATGCAAGTCTTGTAATGCAAGTGTGGCTGGATAATAAAAATGATGTATCCAATCAACTCCTCGCCATCCATGCAGTTGATACATATCAGCCATCCCATCTCCGCCATCTGTGCGTACCGCTCGTAATCCGGTGCCATCGGAAAATCTTTGGTTACACACAGCTCGTCGTAGTGAGCAGGAAATATGCTCTCCAACTGTTTCGCAAAATCAAACGGGTTAACTGCTTTGTACGTTATCTCACTCATGCAGGTAGAAGACTACGAGATTTGCTATCAACAGCCACCTTGCCTTTTCCTACCGTCTTTCTTCTGCGCTTCTGAATCCTGTCCATCATGGCGTACAACTGTCGTGCTCCTGCATCTGTGGAGCCGTTGCCAAGTTCTGACACGATCCGCGCTGGGATTACAAACTCACCATCAGCAAGACGAGCAGGCTGCCGGTTGCCAATAGAAGCAGGGATAGAATCAGATACTCCATCGCCCGGTCCTTTCAGTAAACGTCCACCATCAGAGTAGTCACCCAAGTGATACCCACCACCTGCATAACCACCCATAGCCATAGCGCGGGGCTGGTTCTGTTGCAGGTTCTGAGCCTGCGCCAACAACGCCTGCTCTTCAGGTGTCAGCGCAACTGTCTGCGTAGTCGTACCTGGCAGCACTGGTGTTGGCGGTGTGTAAGGCTGTGGTGCAGCAGCAGACTGCAAGGTTATAAGTCCCGGCGTCACGTTCGAGAACGGCGAAGCCAGCACAGCTCCTTGGCTAGGCGTAAACGTCAGACCTTGACGCAGGTCAGGCATCTTCTGCGATAGCTGCGAGTAGAGTCCGGTCAGACCTAGTTCCTTGTTCGGATCACGGTACGGGAATGCTTGACCTGTCACGTCACGGATGAAGCGGATATCCGGCGTCTCTGATGTTGGCAAGAACTGCGGACGATAGACGTTGCCTGCTATCGTCGCGATGTCCTGCTGCATCTTCTCATCCATAACTGGCCGCGCTATGCCACCACCAGTTGGGGTGTAGTTAGCGTAAGCCTGCATGTATGCTTGATCAGCAGCAATCTCTTCTGGCGTCTTGGGGCGTGGCGCTGTTGGCGCTGCTGTAAACCCAGTACCACCAGAAATGGGCGTGGTGCTGGGCAATGTGCCTATGCCAGTGGTAGTGCTTGGCGCACCTGCGCCCGGTTGCTGCACAGCAAATCCAGAACCACCTACGCCTTGCGCTTGCGTTTCCGGTGTGTAAATGCGCTTCTCAAGATACTCCGTGCTGTTGAGCAAGTTGGTGCGCAACGCAGGAATAGCTATCTTGCCGGATACAGCAGCGTCGAATTCAGCCTTGGTTGGCTTACGCCCCAGAACATCGTTGTACACGTCTGCAATTTCAAGCGGCGCAGCGGTAGCTGGTGGCGGTTTGAGTGCAGTGTCTATCTGGCCTTGCAGGTTGAGCTGATATGAATTTTTACCGTTCCTGTCTACGTGCTGAGTTAACGCATTACGAAGGTGAGCAAATGCAGGATATGAGCCTGCGTTCGATGCTTTTAAGAAGCCAGCAAGTTCGCCGTCATCCATCTCACGACCCCAGTAGTACTTGGCCTGTGCTTGGATTTCTTCTGCGGTAAATGGCTTGCTGCGTGCTTGAGAAAGGTCTACCGCCGTTCCGTTGATTGCATCTGCAAAACCTTGAAGACTGTTGCGAACGCCAACGTACTGTTGCAATTCTGCGGCAGTTGGTTTGCGGCCAACAACTTCTTCGAATACCGATGTCACGTCGGCAGCGGTAAGGTTTCTAGCGGTGGTGTTCCAACCTTGAGTAGCTAGTGTTACCGCGCCAATCTTGGGTGCCGGTTTTTTTCCTGCAAGTATTTCAGCAACCTGCTCTCCTGCTTTTGCTAAACCTTCTCTTGGAATTTCAAAGTTTGGCAATCTAACAGCGGCTAGTTCTTGAGCACGCGCCAAAGGCTTCTCACCCTCTTGATATGCTTTCAGCGTATCAGCTGCAAAGCCTGCCAATCCAGAAAACTGTTCACCTTTGGCAGTCGTGTTGCCCTGTTTGTCAATGAGGCCAGCCGCCACCATGGCGTTAGCGAGTTTGATTGAATCCGCTGGCTTGGGTGTTCCTGTAACGCCAGTCAACACCGGAGCGATGTTGGTCTGGAACATGGTTGCTTCCTGCTTCTGTGCAGTTTCAGCATCCAATTTTGCTTTAATGTCCTTGGCAAAGTCTGATCCTGCCAAGCCCGGTATGCCAGGCACAGTAGGTATGTTGTTTACAAAGTTTGCAAACAACGCATTTATTTGCCCTTCTTCGTTAGCTTGGGCTTGGGTAACGGCAGCCGCTTTTTTCGGATCGTCGAAGTTAGGATCCGTTCTCGGGATCTTGTCATAAACCGTGCTTACCGCTTGCGTCAATTCGTCTGTCTGACCCGCGATAGCGTTTTGCAGCAGCCCAACAACATCTTCAAACCCAGGCTTGGGGTTGCCTTTGGCATCAAGGTACTGCGGCAGTTGTCCACGCAACGCCAGCAGTTCGGTTCGTTCTTTTGTTAGCAGCGGCGTATACGTGGCATATACGTTTGTATTTGTCCAACCACCTTTGGGTTCGGCAACGCTGTCGATGGCAAAAGGCTTGACAGTATTGTTGATCAGCTTTTCTTGCGCAGCGTAGGCTGCTTGACCAGCTTTAATTTGTGCTTCCGTGGGGCCGCCATCTGCAAACGCCACCACGCCACCACTTGCCATACCCGTCGTTCCGCTGTACGGAGATACTGTTGCATCCGTAGCTGGGTAGATGATGTTCTGCGCTATAGGCCGCTCTGATGGATTGGCATACGTAGGCGTGCGCTGAAACGCCATCGGATATCTGTCGTTGTCCAACATGGCGTTCTGTTGGGACATCTGCTCTACCGGCAAAGCAGCAAGACCGCCATCTGCTGCACGGAAGTAGCTACGCTCTGCGGAACTTCCCGGTGCTATTGAGCTTGGATTGTACGGGCGCACGTAGTCGAATGGCGTGTACTCGTAAGGCTCTTCTTCTGGAGGACGTGGACCCTTGGGCTTGTACGAACCAAGCGTACCAATACCGGCATACATCAGCGGTTTCTTTTGTTCAGACAAAAAGTCCGTAAATTTATCTGTGTCGCTGGTTATGTTCTGGAGGCCGCGTCCTGCCTGCGCAAACCTGTCGCTGATAGATCCGGCAACACTAGGTGCTGCTTGGGGACCAACAACTGACGCTGGCGCTGCTGAACCTAAACCTTCAACACCAGTGGCTGATTGTGCATAACCCCCAAACGTGGAAGGAAGACGAGTTGCTGCTGCTGCCGGTGCAGTGGTCGTGGTAGTTGGGACAGCAATGCCACCACCTGTGGTTGCCGCCTGCAATCCTACAGGCACATTAGCTGTCGCACCCGCTGCGGCAGCGGGCGTTTGCGCGGCTGTAAAACTACTACTTAAATTATTGACAGCTTGCGTGCCAGCAGAAACCCCTTGGGAAGCAGCAGCGCCAGCCGCTGACAATCCACTACCCAATCCTGCTCCACCGTAAGCGCCCAAGCCTGCCATCAGACCCTGTTGCAAACTGCCCGTCACAGCAGCCGTACCACCGCCGACAATCATGGAAGCCATTAACGGTGAAAGCGCCCCGCCGGAACCAATGGTCAACGCTGCTCCAGCTAGCATCGGCAACAAAGACCGCAAGAACCCAGCCTCTGGCAGGCCAGTTTCTGGGTTAATGGTCAGACTACCGCCGTGCGCCATCGCCAGTGATTGCAGCCCACGTACCTCACCAGGCGTCATGTGGACAAGGACTTTGTCCTCGCCACGACCAGCGCTCTGTAAGTGTTGAGCTAAAGTGTGAAGGCTCATGTCAGGACACCTTTATCTTCAATACGTTAGTGGCAAGGTCATAGTAGACATCGCCTATACGCAACTTGCCAGCAGACTCATCTGCGCTTGTTGCAAAACTGACTACTGTGTTGCCGGTTGTCGGATCGACCGTGCTGAAATTCCACGCCGCAACAACAGTGTTTCCAGTCCGTAAAGCAGAGCCAGCACTTACCCCGGCGTTGTCTAATTGCGTGAAATACAACCGCAAAATAGAATTCAACTGATCCTGATAAGTGCGACTGTATTCTACCGGAGCAACTGGTAAAGCTGGTGATTTTGTGGTACCCGTAGACATGCTTACCTCTGCCCATCTGCTCGAACATCAAGCCTTGGTACACCCAACTGCCACTGCGTACCCAGCGTATCACTGCTGATCTTGAATGCCATCTGCCGTCCGCGAATCCGCGTGTACACAATCTCCGTAAACTCCTGCACCGTGTAGTTACGCTGGTTGGCGTAAGACTGCGTGGACGTGACAGAAGCATTGGCTGAATTTGCATACGGCGCACCAGGGTTCTGCCGTGGCCGTACGCTAAACGTAACTTCCGGCTTGGTAGGCGCAGCATTATCAGATCCGTCAAACGTAATATCAGGAATCATCCGCCACACAAACCCAAAGTTGTGACCGTTACCAATATCAAAGTCTGACGATTGGATGTACGACTCTATCGGATTCACCGTGCCGTTGACTTCAACGTCATTGTTGCCGTTCTCGTGGAACACAACAGTGTGATTGTAGGTAGCCGCCATAGGATAGTTGCGCAGCGGGCTGTCGAGCCAAGCGCTGCGATCCAACGTGCCGTAGTACCAGACCTTGTCCAGATAATTGAAGATCACGTACCGGTTTACCACCGTGCTGTCAGCAGATGGGTAGAACCACCAAATCTCGCTGTAGCCCTCATTGCTGCCGCAGAACACCTGATAGCTCTGCTCCAGATTGATATCGCCGTACACGTACTGGCGCAGCGCACATGGCAACGTTTCCACACGACCGGTGTAGACGTAGAACTTGTCTAGCCCCATCCAGTACACAATGTTGTTTGCCGCACCGATAGCATTCGGCCCGATGATCGAAATGTTATTCGACAGAATGTTGAAGCCCCATACATACGGTGGCCCCAGATACTGCATGGAATATACCGCCGCATCTGTCAGGACTAATATCTCCTGCCGTGTCTGAATAGCAGTCACGATAGTAGATCCGCTAGACAACTGGTAACTACCGGCCTGGTTCGTAATTGCAGGCGTCCAAGTGCTGTAGCTTTCCTGATCTGACCAGCGGATCAGCATCGGGTTCTGCTCTGAACTGCCATAGTCGTTGGCACCCATAGCAATCACAAACCGTGAGGCATCCGACACCATAACTTGCGACACCACTACAGGACAGTCTGCATCTGTCTGATAAACGCCAGACGCTGTCGGCGATAGCAGCTTGGCTGGATCATTAAACAGCAGCACGTTCGCGCCCGTGTACTGCGGTATCCACAAGTACATCGGACCATTACGTGGGTTGATGATCAGATATTCACCAAAGTTTGCCTGCGACCACAGACGCAACTGCAAACCAATACTGCTGGCAGATGACTGACCCCAGCCAGTAAATGTGTTGGCGTTGTACACCACCGTGCTGTTTGCATGGGAGGTTGCAACCGTGCCATTTGCTCCGCGTGTGGCTCCGGTAAACAGCACCGCCGTGTTGCCGGTGTAGGTGGCAAGTTCCTGCTCAATCAATACCGTGCCAGTAGCGTTCGAGAACCCCGTGGTAGACACTACAGCGATGTTGGTGTTGCTGGAGTTCAGCGATGCCGACAATGTAGTCTGCTGCGCACCTGTGACAAAGCCGCCCCACAAGCCTGTGCCCCAGCCTGTGACGTAGCTGTAGACGGCAAGACCCGCGTTGATTTGATAGGTAGCCGTAACCGTGCCGCCGCCGGTCGCACTCGATGAAGCAGCAGTAGGAGATTGAATGGTGTACTCGCTGTTGCTAACGTAGGTGATCTGAAACTCACCGTTCAGCGTCAACCCACCTACTGCCGTGGCACCAGAAAACGTCACGAAGTCGCCGGTAATCGCACCATGATCTGCGTCTGTGACCGTGACAGTCTTGGAACTAGCAACCGTTGTGAACGGGTTTGTCAGCGTAACCGTAGCCCTGACAGGCGTGATGTCGTTGTAGACACCACCAGACTCAATGTAGTACTTCAGATTGGTGCCAACACCCAGCAGGTTATAACCCTTGAGCGTGACCCAGTTGATTAGCCCACGGGCAACACCAAGGTAAGTGTTGGGCGTAATAGGCTGCCATCCACCCAACTTCTGCGGATAGCCAGAGCGAAAGCGTATCTTGTCGCACTCGTACCAGCCGCCTTCGTTTGCAAGCGTTGTGCCCTCACGGTTGATGCCAGGGCGAAATTGTAAAAGCTGTAACGGCATTTTTACCCACCTGACTTGTACGGGCGCGTGCCCTTCTTGTCGATGATAAGCGCCATCTTCCGAGGCTTGCCGTCTGGCGCGTTCGGGATGCTGACATGCGTCCATCCACCACCACGCACCGGATCTGAAAATTCACGGATAACCTGATCGTATGGCAACGTTGACGCAATGATACGCTTGACTACTTGGTCTGGGATCATCCCAGCCACACGAATATCTGCTGCTGTACCGTGGCAATGCTGACTCGTCTTCGAGCCTCTGATAGCCGTGTTGACTTCCGGGCTGCGGTACGCAGAGTTAATACTGATTGGCTTACCCAGCAGCGCTCGCAGCGATTCCAAGAACGCCGCCAAGCGCTTCAGGTTTAACAGGTGCTCGTTCTGCGGAGTGTTGTCTAGCTCGTGCCGTGCCGCATAGTCGCTGACCGTCATTTCCTCTAACGTGAAATTCGGCGAGAGCTTCATTTCTTCATCAGCTCCTTGGTCTTGTCCTTGCTGCTCTGGCTAGAACCAAAGAAGAAGTTCAGGATGGTAGCCACCACCGTACCAAGAATGAAGCCGAGAACCGTATCGACGAAGCGGATGTTCTTCTCCGGGATATCGGCGACCGTGATGAGAATGATGTAGCTAACTGCGAACACCGACCAGAACGCTGCAAACAGATAGACAAACCGGCGCACCACAGGGTCAGCATTCTCCATCGCCTTCTCCTGCATGTCCCGCGCATCCTGCGTGTTCTTCAGATCAATCTCTGCCATGAACTCTGCGTGCTTCATAGCAGCCATCTGTATCTCTGCTAGCTTGCCGTCGTCCAGCACACCGTTCTCGTTAGGCTCCAGTTTGATACCGAGCTTTTCCTCAACGTGCTCCAAGCCCTTGTCTAACACGGAGTCAGCCACTTTCTGCAAGCCAGCGCCTGCAAGCTGCGTCAAGATCGGGGCTAGTAACGGGATCATTATTTAGTCTCCGCAATAACCTTGTCGTCACCACGCTTGACGGTAACTTTTCCGTCCTCTACGTCAACCTGCATGGATGGCTCTTTACGATCTAGCTTGTCTAGCTTGTCAATCAACTGCTTCATTACCTCGAACTCAGGCTTATCCTGTTTTGGCGTTGCCCCGGCAATGCTGTTTAACATTGAGATCAACGCAGTAAGCGAAGCGCCCAGAAGCCCCATGACCGCAGCCATCT